GGCCGGTCAAAGCCCCGTCCCTCTCCTAGCTAAGTGCAATCATAGCTTCTGGTCCTGCGAGCAGGACTCCAGATTCCGGTGCCATTATTTTGAGGAAAGGAAACCGAGATGACGACCAAGGTAGAACCGAGAGCTAGTGGTCCCACTACATACTCCATGACCATTCCGAGCAACCAGATCTTCTCCAACGGGATCAACATCCCAAAAGGCAGCGCCCCCGTGCTGATCGTAATGCCCTCTGGTTGGAGCCCTTCGGTTCTACTGACCATCCAAGTATCCCTGGATGGTAATACTTGGATCGACGTCATGAACGCCGATGGAACACCAGTCAGCTCCGTCGTCAATCCCGGCACATCCCTCCTGCTCCAAAATCAGGAGGTATGGGCGCCGTGGCTCAGGCTTCGGTCTGGGACAAGAGAGGCCCCGGTCCCCCAATCCACGGACCGGGTATTCACCCTTTGGACAAACCCCTAACGTCATGGAGATAACCCGATGGCGCTGCAAGCACCACACTGTCTGCTCATGGGACCCGCGGGGTCCGGCAAAACCACATCCCTCGCCACCTTCGCCCGCAAGGGTGTTGAATGCTTCGTGATCGTCACCGAGCCCACCGGAGTTGACAGCTTACTCGACGCGTGGGACAGGGAGAAATTACCAATCGACCTGCTCCACTACGCGGTAATTCCACCAGCCAGCCCCGGTTGGGACGGTCTCAAGGATATGGGAGTCAAGATCAACGCCATGTCCTACAAGGACTTGTCCGAGCTAAAGTCCGGCGTGGGGAAGGAAAAAATGAAACAGTACCCGCTCCTTGTTCACAACATGGAGAATTTCCTTGACGAGCGCACCGGGACGAACTACGGTGACATCACCACCTGGGGACCAGACCGCATGTTAGCTATGGACTCCCTCTCCGGTTTGAGCCTGATCGCCCTCCAGCATACGGTGGGATTTAAGCCCTCCCCGCACCAAGGCGAGTGGGGTATCGCCATGAGCGCGGTCGAGAACCTGGTGTTGAAACTCAGCTCCGATTGCAAATGCTTTTTTGTCCTGATCTCCCATGTGGAGCGGGAGCCAGACGAGCTAACCGGAGCCACCAAGGTCTCGGTGAGCACCCTCGGCCGCAAGTTGGCCCCTAAGATCCCTCGGTTTTTCAGTGAGGTCATCCGTGCCCGCAAAGACCCCACCGGAAAATTTCTCTGGGCCACAGTGGACACGGAATCAGACCTTAAAAACCGAGCACTACCAACGGGCAACGCTATTGCGGCTGATTTCGGCCCTGTTATCGACGCCTACCGGCGCCGCGCCCAGGTTGCATCCCCCGCGATCTTCGCGGGCGCCGCAGCTAACTAAACTACCTGCCCCTGATCGTCGCACGTCGGGGGCAGTCCCTTCCAGTGCGATCTCGAAGAAAGGAAAGCCAGATGGCATTCGACGCAGACAAGTTCTTGAACCAGACCGTCAACGCACCGATGAGCACGAGCACCGTCCCCGTGCCCGAAGGTGAATACAAAGCTATCATCGACGACGGTGACAAAGCGATCAGTTTCCGCGAAGGCGGTACCGACCGCAACGGTAATGATCTTTCTCCTCAGTGTGTGGTCCTCTTTTCCATCCTGGACGACGCACTCAAGGTGAAGCTCAACCGGGACAAGGTTCTGGTCCCGCACAACATTTGGTTGGACGTCAAAGGCGACGACCTTGACCTTTCCGAAGGCAAGAACGTCGGCCTCGGCCGTCTCCGCAAGGCCCTTGATATGAACGACGGCCCGTGGTCGCCGAACATGATGAAGGGCAAAGGTCCCGTGGTTATCAAGGTCACCCAGCGGTCGGATAAGAACGATCCGACCATCAAGTATGCTGAAGTGGCTCGGGTAGCCAAGCTCTCAACTTAGCCTCAGGTTCTACCCAGCCTCTGAGGCTACCCCACCGGGCGAGGATGCCCCCTCATTTACCTCCACCCGGTGGGGCTTTTCTCAGGAGAACACTCATGAACGACAATAACTTGTTTCCCGAAGGTGTGGTCATCTTCTTCCGTATGATGACCACGGATAATAACATGGCCAGAAGTGTCCATCCCCGCGCCCGCGGTGTCATCATCGGTTCCCGCGCCCACGACGCCCATGACGACGACTACGTTGTGATCGACGGAGAAGGTAAACCCCTCGGGTATTACCCCCGAGACTTCGTCTCGGCGATCCTCCCCCTGGAAACCGTAGGCCCCGGAGTCCCCGATGCTAATAATCCCCAGAACCAACCTCGCCATTAGCAAGCGGCAGCGCCAAGAAATACCCAAAGCCACCCTCGTTGAGCTAAAGGACTCCATCTTGGAGTCCTGTCTGCTTCATGCTCCGGTGGCCCAAGCTACCGCACATAACCAATTTATTCTGGTCGCTGGCGAGCGCCGGGTCCGCGCCATCGATCTGATTGCCGAGGAGAAGAAGAACTTCATCTTCGACAAACAAGAAATCTTACCCGGCTTCATCCCTGTAGTCCTACTTGACGAGGCCATTAATGACATCCAAAGGCAAGAAATCGAACTCGCTGAAAACGTGGTCCGGGTCGAGCTTCCGTGGCAAGATCGGATCGCTGCTCTCGCATATATCCATAACTTGCGTAAGGAGGAAAACCCCAAGCAGACGATTGCCGATACCGCCCGTGCCATTATGGCCGAAGGCCCCCGCGAGCTGGCGGGGGCTCAAGGTGGTATCGCAGAAAGCACGTTGCTCCGGAACGTCCGGCAAGCGACCATAATTAACGAACACCTGGATAAGCCCGAGATAGCGAAGGCCCGCAACGCTACAGAGGCTTTCAACCTAATTGTCGCAAACGAACAACGAGCGTTCGAGGCCGAACTAATACGCCGTGGTCGGAAGCGGATTACAACCATTGAGGTCCGACATGGCTCCCTTTATGACATTTTACCGAAACTGGAATCCGGAATCTTTGACACCATCCTCGCCGATCCCCCATACGGAATCGGAGTTGACACCGGGGGGTTCCGAGCCCGCACCGTCGTCCACCACAATTACGACGACTCCCCCGACAACGCGCGCGCCCTCATCTCCTGCATTCTTACCGAGGGATTTCGAGTCTGCAAATCCCGAGCTAATCTATTTATCTTCTGCGACATTGACCTGTTCGCCTGGATTAAGGAAGCTGCTGCACGCGCGGGATGGGACCCATTTCGAACTCCTATTACCTGGATCAAAAGTGACGTTGAAGGGATGGCACCTTGGGGACGGGAAGGTTTTCGCCGTACCGTTGAATGGATCTTCTTTGCCCGTAAAGGTCAGAAGGGTCTCATCCATTCGCCAGTGGATCACCTCCGGCACAATCGAGTTCGACCCGATGACCGAGAATACGGCCCGGAGAAACCTGTTCCGCTTATCAAGGAACTACTGGCTGCCAGCACTCTTCCTGGGGACTATGTCCTCGATCCTTGCTGCGGGAGCGGTAGCACTCTGGTCGCTGCTCGCGAGCTAAACATGCGCGCCCTCGGGATCGAGGCCGACGAAAAGGCATTCAACCTGGCTCTGGTAAAGAGCCAACAACAGAAGGAAGCGTCATGATACCCGATATGATAGTTACTATCTTCCAGTATGTGGGCCGGACCTATTCCATCGATGGGAACGGTAAGGTTTGGGTCTTCGCCCACGGGGCATGGAAGGAGCACGCCCGTATCTCCTTCCTGCCCCCCGTCGTGCAACCCGTTCCCTTCACCCCACCACCGGACATACGCAATGACCGACAGTAAACGAGAACACATCACCTGCAAGATCGAACATGAAACGGAGCGCGCATGGTTGATCGACGACGGGAGCGGGAAGACAACTTGGATTCCCAAGTCCCAGGGAGAAATCTACGACCGAATGAACGATGGTCTGGTGGACCTGTTCGTGGAGGAGTGGATACTGAAGGAGAAGGGTCTGATCTAACCTATCGGCCCCCGTGGTACCTGTGGCTCGCAGGTTTCTTGATCTGGATAGGGATAATAGGAAGCTTGTATGTACTCACCCGTTAGCCACGCTACAATGTCAGACCCGTGGTATGGTACCTCTGGTCCGCGGGACGCTCAAATCGTCCTAGTCGGGGAGAGTTGGGGAGCCGCCGAAGCGGACCAGAGGCTCCCCTTTGTCGGTGAGTCCGGCAAGGAGCTAACCCGCATCCTTGCTGATGCAGGAATTTCCCGCAACCAAGTGTTTTTTACCAATTGCTTCGCGGCGCAGCCGCCGGGCAATGAAGCGTGGAGGTTCTTCAACAAGAGAGGAGAGACTAAATGGCGGGGACTGAATCCGACTCCGTGGGTGAAATCCGAGCTAGATCGACTATACCATCAATTAAGGGAGGTTGGGCCGAAGGTTGTTATTGCCGCTGGGAACTACGCCCTGTGGGCTCTAACCGGGGAGGCCCATGTATCGTTCTCGTCCGAATCGACGGGCGATGGTGCGACCGTCCTTGTACCTTCCGGGATCATGTCTTGGCGCGGCTCAATGCTGGAGTCAAACGTGCTCGAGAAATCCATCAAACTAATTCCCATCATCCATCCTGCCGGGATTCTGCGGGCGTGGTACCAAAGAGCGGTGACCGTTCATGACCTATCAACCCGGATACCACTGGCACTTAGTGGAGATTGGCGGCCAACTCCACCTCCAAATATCGTTCACCTTCCCTCATTCGAGCTTGCAGACCATATCCTCGGACAATGGCTCATTCACTGTGCAAGCGGAAATGAACTGCGACTGTCCCACGATATTGAAACGTCTCGCGGCAATATCACCTGCATGGCCTTTGCCGACGGGCCTTACCGAAATGGATCTACGGCCCTTGTCATTCCGCTTGTGCGACCCGAGCGATCGGGAGGTTTTGGAAACTTTTGGAATCCTAAAGAGGAGTTCTCCCTCGTCAGAACCATGAGGCTTCTATTGGGGCACCCTAATGTCAGAATCGAAGGCCAAAACTACAACTACGACACCCAATGGATCGAGCGAGATTGGGGAATCAGACCCAATCTCGACTTCGATACCATGCTCGCTCACCATCTACTTTGGCCGGGAACCCCAAAGGGGCTGGACTACCTGGCTTCCCTGTACAATCACTATTACTGGTATTGGAAGGACGACAACAAAGAATGGGACGTCAAAGTCGGGGGGTGGGAAGCTCATCTCCGGTATAACGCTGAGGACGCCCTTCGGACTTATGAGTGTGCCACCGAACTCCGTGCCCAGATCGTTGCTCAGGGCTTTACAGAACTATGGGCCATCGAAAAAGCCAAGAATGAGATGGCTCTCGAAATGATGCGCCGCGGGGTCCGGATCGACCGCGCCCGGCGGGCCGAGATGGGCTTCCACCTTAGCCATGAGAAACAGAGGATCAACCAGTGGCTCGCAAAAATCATCCCGCAGGATCTAATAACCAGCTCCGAATTTGCGCCAAAGAACTCGAAGAAGCCTTGGTGGGACTCGGGCAAGCAACAGAAAGATTTATTCTATCGCATTCTCGGGTTCCCGGCAAAACGAAACCGCAAGACCGGGAACGAAACATTGGATGCGGAAGCTTTAGAGCGGTTGCGAAAAGATATTCCCTGGGCCGCTCGGTTGTGGGACGCGTTAGAATTGCAGCGGAGCATTGGAGTATTTCACAATACATTCATCGGCGCCGAATTGGAGCCGGATGGTCGTATGAAGTGCTCATTCAATACTGCCGGGACGGAGACCTTCCGATGGTCGTCCAGTACAAACGCCTTCTGGAGGGGAACGAACCTGCAGAACATCCCTAAAGGGGAAGAAAGAGACTAACATGGTAAGGATGTATGCTAATGATCCCTCGAATGATCCCCCGAGATCCTTTGTCCATGACATCGAGGTAACTCGGCTAGACCCGAGGGCAAAACTTCCATCCCGTTATGACAGTACCAGCATCGGGCTGGATGTCTTTGCCTTCCTACTGACCGAGTCCGGGAGGGCCACCTCCCGCGCCTGCCACCTGAAGAATGTAACTGAAATACCAACCGGCCTGCGGGTCCGGGCGCCCCCCGGCTATTTTATACAAATCAGCTCCAGGATATCCCTCGCGCGCAAAGGCATCTTTGTTGCTAATGCGCCCGCGATGCTAGCAGCTGAAGTGGACCTAACCATTCTGTTGTTCAACGGCTCCTACGAAACCCAATACATCGCCCATGAGCACCGCATCGCCCAGCTTACTCTCCAGCCCCTCATCCCAACAGCCATCCTCGTCCGAGACATTCCTCCTACCGAACATCCGGAAGATGTTCATCCCGGACCCCGGCAAGGTTATTGTTGATGCGGACCTCGCGGGCGCCGACGCCCAGGTGGTAGCTTGGGAAGCGGACGACGCCAAACTGAAAGCCGCCTTCAGAGCAGGTCAGTCCGTGCATCTGATGAATGGCGAAGATCTTCTTGGGACTGAATTTACCGCCGCCTCCGGCCACCACAAGAACCCTGGAACCCCAAAAGGGAGGATGTACGATGCCCTCAAAAGATTTGTCCACGGAACCAATTACCTCAGCACAGCCCGAAACTTGCACCTCAACCCCGCGGTCGGCTGGCCCCTCGCCGCCTGCGAGTCCCGGCAGCGCCGGTGGTTCGATCTCCACCCTGGGATCAGAGACTGGCATAAGCGAGTGGAACACTCTATTAGCAAAACCCGTTCTATTCGCAATCAGTTCGGCTATCGAATCGTATATTTTGACCGACCTGATTCCGTTCTTACAAACGCAGTCGCCTGGGGACCTCAAAGTACTGTCGCAGAAGTATGTTTTAGAGGCGCGCTTCGGCTCCGAGATACCTGCCCGTGGGCCGAGCTGCTCCTACAGGTTCACGATAGCATTGTATTCCAAATCCCTTCACATCGGGCGGGACAGGGCTCTACTCTCGATCTCATTAGAGGATCTCTCGAAACTATTGTCCCGTACCCAGATCCCCTCGTCATCCAATGGGGAATCGCCGAGTCCAACTCAAGCTGGGGAGACTGCAAATGACGGAGGTCAATAATGGCCCGCGTCTTTCCAAATTGGCTCAAGGCTTATATGGACTATACGAGAGATTCGGAGAGCCCGAACACCTTTCATTTCTGGACGGGTGTATCTACCTTGGCTGGAGCACTACGCCGGCGCGTCTGGATCGATATGAAGAAATTCCAGTGGACCCCAAATTTTTACATTATCTTGGTGGGACCTCCTGGAGTCGCCGCAAAATCGACCTCTATCTCTATGGGTATGAACTTGTTGTCTCAAATCAAGGGGGTCAAATTCGGGCCGGAATCTATGACCTGGCAGAAGTTAGCAAGGAGTTTAAGCGATGCTATTGAATACGTCGAATTCACAGACCTCAACGGATCTCGAGACCGCGTTGCAATGTCTTGCCTCACAGTGCAAATCTCTGAGCTTGGAACCTTCATGCGATATGACGACGATCAACTTATCAGCTTTCTTACTCGCATGTGGGACGGTCAGAGGGATAAATTCCGTCATGAAACCGTCGGAAGTGGAGTTGTTGAAATCGACAATCCGTGGCTTAATTTCATTGGTGCTACTACTCCCTCCTGGCTCCGGACCAACTTCCCCGAAACCACAATAACGGGCGGTCTTACCTCTCGTATCGTGTTCGTGTATGGAGACAAAAAACGTGCCCTTATCCCTTATCCAGATGCGGTCATTCCTGATGCTCAGTACAAGCAGCTCCGCGCTGACCTCATCTCAGATCTCACCGAAATTGCATCTCTATCAGGTCCATACCGGCTTAGTAGTTTTGCCCGCGATTGGGGGGAAGCCTGGTATGCGGACCATAATAACCCAGATCTGCGCCCTCAGCATCTCTCATCTGAAAGATTTGCAGGTTACCTTGCTCGAAAGCAAACCCACCTACATAAATTCGCAATTATTCTTGCAGCTTCTAAACGCTCGCAGCTTATTATTGAAGAGGACGATCTAAAAGAGGCCGATCAAATCCTGACCATGAACGAACAAGATATGGTCCGAGTGTTTGACACCATAGGCACGGTCTTGCAATCGGACCATGTCCATGAGATTGTAGGTACGGTGAAGTTTTTTGGCTTCATGACCACACGTTTGCTGTGGCAGCAATCTATGGCGCATATGTCTCTGAAGGATTTCGAGGAGGCAGTCAAAGCCGCGGTCCACGGCCGCCTGCTCGAAGTGACCACTCAGAACAACCAGTCGGGGGTCTGTATTCCGGGGTCGCAAAAGGGGACAAAATCCGCCTGATAATGTCCCTATTGCACCGGACCCGCATCAATGAGGCCCTTCGGCCAACCCCGAGGATAATAAGGCTCCATAGCCTCAAGGAGCGGGATATTGCTCTTCTGGGTCGGGATACCTTCTTCTGTCTTTTCCGCAACCCCCATGCGCTGTCGTGCAGAAGTCCTAAGAGCCTTCCCGGTAATAGCCTTTGCACGGGCCTCATCCGGAAGTTGGTCATTGTAATTGGCTACCGCCTCCGCGACCTTATCGGCGCCTTCGGAATCCTCGTTCTTGACCGCATCTCCGTATTGGCGGATTAAGGTCTGACGGCGCAGATCCCAGAAATCACTTGACTCCTTCAAGGCTTGAGTGCGCTCCCACTCCTCGGTCAGGCGGCGGGGTTGGAACCCCATCGCCCGTGCGAGGATCTCGGTCATATGCTCAGTGTCCTGCGGATTGAACCGAATGGTGGTATTACCTGCGGCGTTGGTCTCCCGGCCTTGGTCGTACCACCTCCAAGCATGACTGAGAGCCCCCATCCAGTGCGGCATCAGGGGTTCATACTTCTTGAGGCTGGTAAAGTTCTCATTGCTGCTGGCGAAGTCAAACAGAGAGAAGGGAATCGCAAACGCCGCGCCGGAGGCCCGACTAAGCTGCCGCAATTCCTCTTCCCGTGGATGGAGACTGGGGGCGAGCCCAGTGAGCTTCATAGGATCGAAGCCGAGAATATCTCCCATCCCCACGCTCTTGCTCAAATCCACCGTGGGGAACCAATTAGCTCCAACACTATGCATGACGTGAGGGATGCCAAATCCCTTCACGGCAAGCCCATGTAACAGAATATCTGGCGGAATAACATCATTCAGAACATCATGGGCGAAATGCCTGACTTCATCATCCAGATCGAAATCCTTACCGAACACCCTGCCTGCAATAGTTTTGATAATGGAGTTAACATTCTCATACCCAGCAAGACCGCCCAAGCCTCCCATTGCTCCCATAATAACCGCCCAGCGGACCGCCATTCCAGGGTTGTTCCAGAGGTTGAACAACATGTTCTGGGTGAACTGTTTGAATATGAACGGGACCCCGAGCCTGCCCCGCATAAACGCGGGCCGAGCAAACGGCTGGTACTCGAACTGGGTAGCCTCCACCGCATGTTTGGCGGCCATGAAGGCCCCCGCCTCCTGCTTACTCCAATTTTTGCCACCTTTGGCCTCGGTATCTATCAGCTTCTGGTACAAAATTGGGTCTTGCAGAATGGCCTCTCTGACCGCCTTGTGATCGGGGCCAAACTTCATAGCCATATCCCAGGCGGCCCGGAACGCCACCCTCCGATTGTATTGCTCCGAAAGATCAAACATCCAAGAGGACGCCTCCTGGAACTTGAGCCAAGCTTTCTCGCCCTTCTTACCAAAGGCACGAAGGAGGTTGCGATCCTCAGACACAGCGGCGAGCTGATGGCCTTGTGTTTCGGAAATGACACCCTCGTTGACCGACTCTCCGGCGGCGCGTAGCCACGCGCCCTCGGGTCCAGGAGGCGCTCCTTTGGCCTGATCCTGCATTGTGCCTTTCTTGTAGAAGTTATTCAAATCCGTGCTGGCTTTGGCCAGAGCCCGCATGGTGTGGAAATCACCGTACTTACTTGCCATCCACGGGTAGGTGCTGAGCGCGGTCTGGGTCAAATTGTTCATCGCCGCCACGGGGCTCATTCCCAGATACTGGTGGAACATCAGTCCCCGGAGCGCGGCCCAATCGGGCTTCGGATCGACCCACGCGTCGAAATGTCCCTGCATATATTTCACAATCTTGTCCAGCTTGTTCGAGCCGGTACGATCGCCAGCTCTCGCTAGACGTTCCGATGCAGATCCAAGTGATCTGATCTGGTCCCGCATTGCATCGACCCATTTGATCCTCGTTACATGGTTGGCACCGTGGAAGAAGAAGTGCGCATACGCTCGCATGAAATCCGTACTATACCCTGGGACCAGGTCCAGGTTCCGGAACTGATGTTTGAAGGTCTGAGCCGGAGCATAGTCAAACCGAAGTTGATCCAGCGCGCCCCTTTGAGTGGCTGACAAGCTCAGCTTGTCCCCAATCAGGTCAATCATTCCCGGAGGCATCCCAAGGAACGGAGTGACATCTTTAGGTACCATTCCAGCAAGCACTCGATCCCCTGGGAGCCGATCCTTGCTAGCTTCCAAAAGATCCTTAATCTGTCCCTGCCTCTTGAGGCTGTTGGTTTGCTCGTAATGCGTAATGTTATTCGCCTGGTCGTAGACAGTGATGCTATACTTACCGAAGTGGGTGATTGGCATGAACGGGCGCCGTAACAGCTCATCGAACCGAGAATTGATGTTAGATAAATTGTTCTGCCTCCTATTCGGGTCTTTGATGCGCAGAGCATCGTTAATCAGCAGGTTGCGATACTTCTCCAGGAACCCATCAAAGTCCGAGACGACCCCCTGAAATAGCTTGACCCCCTGATTGCTCAATTTATGCTGATTGACCAGGTCCCGGAACTCCTGTGCATTGGGCCGATGGTCCATGTGAGCATAATCTTGGATAAAATTGGTAAGTGCAAACAGCTCCTTCTGGTTAAGTTTGGACCATTGCTCTAGTCTGCGGTGGGCCTCGCCCATAATGATATTTTTCTCCACATTCGCGTTGCGGTGCATAGAGGTATAAAGGCCGAGCTGGCGCAAATGCTGATTTAGTTGCTGGATCTGTGGGAGGGACATAAAGGTCTTGTAGAACCAGTTCATTCGGTCCCCGTGAGCAGCCATTGCATCGCCGTTCCCCCGGACCTCTGGAGGCAGGTTATCAATGATATTGCGGCCCCCAGCCGAGGACCCCTGCATTGGGACCGCTCGAGTTTCCGGAGCACCCTCTTTATCGAAGGACTCCTGTGCCTTCTTGGTGGTGTCCATATCAAATTGCTGTTTATGGGGCTCCGCCCAGTCCGTGGGAGCGCCAAACTTACTATTAAGCCAATCTGCGACCGCGGCGTCCGGGTTCTCCCGGCCCCCTTGGTCCATTTGCCGGAATTTGGTGACCATCTTCCGAATAGTATTGCTGACCTTTTTGAAAAACTTATCCACGATACCAAGAGGTTTGGCGTCCGTCTGCATCCACTTGGCGACTTGCTCAGCAAAGTATTCATCAAACCCCAGGAAGTAATCCTTGCTGCGGGGGACCAGATCGCTCAGCTTATAATGGTCGTGCATCCCGCGGGCGCCGGTCATTAGGGAGATGGCATTATCCCGCTCCCTGCGGACCATCCCGACCTGCCGCTGCGGGTCATTCTGCCGGGCGAGCCACTTATTATAAGAGTCCCAAATCGGAGCCTGCACCTTCCTTGGCTCTTGCTCGAACAAATTCTCCTTAATAACATGGCCAAACTCATGGCTCATGCTGGCATAGAGGTCATGCTCGGTCATGATCCTGCTAAGATTAACATGAACCTTATAATTACCAGTTGCGGGATCAACACCTTTGGCCAAGAAGCCCCGATATTTCGCGTTCGGGTCCATCTCTTGAACAAAGTCAAAGCCCCGAGTTAGTTTGAACTCATTCGCCATAGCATGGAAGGCCTTATCCAGCTTCTTCATAGGCTGAACAAGATGCTGCGGGGTGATGTTTTTCTCAACAAAATCGCTGAGGGTCTTAGTCCCCCGTGCAGGGTGAGATTTCACCTGGGGATCGGCGTCATAAAATGCTTGACCATGTCTGAATAGGTTTTCTGCCATCGCTGGAGATATTGTAACATACCGAAGGGGGCCTTTGACCTTATTCATGTCGAGACCCATCTCCCGGTGGAGATCTTTTAGCTGATCCAGGAAATCCCCCGGCCGCATAGCACCGTAGGGGTCATCCGGTCTCTCGTTGAAGTTGGTCTCTCCTGTCCTTTCCCCGAATTGCTTCGCAATCTTCTCAAAAGCGCTCGGAATTTTTTTATCATAATTTGCCCGCGCGCCCTCGAGCTGGGCTCGGTTTTCGAGCCTCATCCCAACCTGATCTCCATTATACCAAGCGACCCGAGTGACCCCTCGATTGGCAGCTAATTGCATGATCCTCTTGGCGAGCAGCTCGTGCCAGTTGGACTTAAACGGCAGATCGGCAATTTTGCCTCCTTCGGAAACATAGCCTTGCTTCGCAGCTTTCTGGTGGGCATCGCTCTGCATTTCTGCGACGATTGCAGTCCACTGGCCGTCCCGATCTTTCTTGAAATACATCCTTGTATGCGCGAAGGTATTCGGGTCGCTGTAATGGGAGCCGGTAAAGGTGTTCGGGTCTGCTTGCATCAGCAGGTCATTAGCCTGCTGACGGTATCTATCTTGCTCCTCCGAAGACAATCTATCCCAGTTCCTCTCCATTCCCTTGGCCGGTCCACCCCAGCCCTCTGGGCTCGCAAGGATCTCTTTAGCTTTCTGGTCAATTTGCTCAGGAGCATATTTGGGCGGAGGGGTGCGGAAGGTGACCTCGATCGGGTTGTCTTTGAGGCCAGGTAGAGCTTGCGCCGCGTATTGAGGCCCCTCCTTAGCCGCTTTCTCGGCATCAATCCGAGCTTGTCTAAAAACCTGCTCCATATGGCGCTGCGCACGAGGAGCCCATTGGCGCTGATTCCCCGTGCCATACGTCTCTTTGTAGTGGTCGTAAAGCTCGTTCGCTTTCGCCATCGGGTCAATGCCTTGGTCCTGAAGGACCCGCTCCCAGACCTGAACCCGATTGGACTCAATCCATGCCATAAGGTCTTCTTTGTTCGCCTTCCCGCTGACATCGCCAAGATATTGCGGAATGAATGCATCATTAAGCTCGGCATCCTTGACTCCGCGTTTCTTCAGGTAGGGCATAACATCTTTGACAGGCATACTGTCGGGCATATCATCCACGACCCGACCGAGCTGGCTAAAGAACGCATCGGGCTCGGTCCCCTGAAACATGGGAGCCCCATCCTTGCGGGTCTTCGGAGTAAGATCGACCTCATAACTGTGGCCATCGGCGGGAACGTCCGGGTCCCCCGGCTCTTGACCCTGTGCCACTCCCACAGGCGCCGCGGGTTCAGTACCCTCCCTAAATCGCCGCTGGAAGCCCGGCTGCGCCGCCTGCGCCGCCTGTGCTTCCCCAATAACATCCTCGGTTGCGGTAGCTTTTTCAGGTTCTTCCCTTGACTCCCGTGCTTTACTGATTCTTTCCCCGGTCTTAAACACCTCATGGATACCCAGACCAGCGAGCCCGCCGACCGCCATGTCGGTCAAAAGCTGGTCTCCACCCGGAAGCTGTCCAGTGGTAGCCAGACTGGTAGCCACATCTTGGCTGGCCATTAGACCTGGTTGCACCAGACCTAATTGGACCATCGCCTCGGTTACTGGCCTCTGGAGACCAGCCACAATATTTTCGTTAATATAAGGGGCAAGTTTGCCCGCGAGCGCGCCGGTAATATTGAATTTACCAACTATCCCCATACCAACAGCAAACGCGGCAGATAGCCCAGATGTGGTAATAGCTTGCCGAATAGCCGCGTTCTCATCCAGTCCGCTTTGCCGCGCGGCCCGGTATGCCGAAGGCAGATTACCAATAGCGGCTTCCGCTCCAAACGCCGCAATGCCGCCAATCGGCCCCGCGGGGGTCAACGAGGCCGCACCCGCCGCCGCCAGACCAGGGGTAACACCTCCGAGGTTACCCGCGAGCTGCGCCACCCACCAGTGGGGGTTGGTCCATCCTTCTCCAATCCCCTGTCCCAATAATTTATCTGTATAATCCTTATGCGCGGGCGTCGCCAGACCTTTTTGATATTGCTCCTCAAAACTGTGTCCTCCAACCCCAGACGGTAATAAAATCTGCATCCCCATAGCGTCGTCCGCGGCGCGCTCCGCGGCCTTGCGACCGAAGGCACTTTTGGCCACATCGATCCAGCCTGGAGGCCCAGCATTATCGTCCGGGATTTCGGGGCTCGCTGGCGGCTTTACTGGGTCCTTCCAATCCGGGACCTGGTTCATGTTCGGAAGGTTGCGGTCCTCATCCTCCTGTGTCCACGGCTTCGCCTGCGCCATAGACGGGAATTGGGTCTCAGCAGGCTCGCTCCAGTTAGGAACGTCCTTCATGCTAGGAAAACCAGCAAGATCCTCGTCGCTGAGGCCGAGGCTGCTACTGGCCTGGATAGGGCCGCTCTGTCTTGGGGTCATAATATACCTTGCGTCCATTCACATTCTTAGCTACGGCACCCGCAGGAGGATTAAACGCTGGAGCCCCCGCCCCCGCGGCACCTGCTGATGCACCTCTTACCAGCGCATAATGTCTCTGTTGTGCGTAGCGGAGGGCTTCTTCATTCCCTGCCCTCTGGAGATCGGATTTGGAGGTAATGCCTGGAAATCTCTGTTTGACATCCTTCAGAATCCCGGCGCCCGCGACCGGATCATCGAGCCATGCTTGCCATAGCTTGTTATATGACTCCCGGTCCTGTTTACCCTCTTGCGCAGCAAGATGTTCATAATAAGTGTCAGCACCGGATTTCTTCCCGGCCGCAATCATGTGCGCCCGCGCGGTGGTCTCGTAGGCTCCAACCTCCCTTTCCTTCAGAGCCTGTTGTTCCTCAAATTTCTGCTCTTCCTGCTGCTTCTCCACATTGCGCCCTGTGGCTTCCGCGGCCGCGCCCAAGGACTCCCCGAAACCTTTACCAGACAACATGTTGACCGCAAACTGCATCAGACCTGCCCGGTTTTCTGGATGCCCAATAAACCCGTTCCAAGCATCCATGACGTGTCCGCCAGCCTGCCCTACGGCCGAGCCCGGAGCCGCAGACGCCGCACGCTCCTCAGCAGATTGCCCTGTGGCTTTAAATGCCGCTGGGTCATAACCCGGAGGTACGCTTTTCAGGGGCTGCGGGGCCGCCGCGGCAGCTTGCCGCTCTTCCGCTGACTTCCCCCCACTAGCCGCGAAAGCATCCGGGTCAAATGCTGTACCGGCGCCTTGCGAAGATGGCGTAATCTGAATATTGTTGCCCGGAGGCACCAGCTTCTTGAGCCTATCCCTCGTTGCTTGGTCATTGTCGTCGTCTGCCATTATGCTCTCCCTAACATCTTGAGAACTGGCATAATACTAGCAGGTACCTGGCCGGTCTGGACCCCGCCAAGCATGGCTGCGAGCTGGTGAAGTGCCGGAGCCCCCGCGGGCAGCGGTCTGGGAGCCGACGGCGCCCCAATGTTGGGTGGTCGAAGCGGTTCGGGGGCCTTGACTCCCTGCATGGCTTTTCCGAGGTCACCGATGGCGTCCCCAATCTCCTGCATCTTGTTCTTCGGCTCTTTATTGAGACCTTCACCCTTGGGCTGGGGTGCGGGAGCTGGAGCTGGAGCTGCGGCAGGCGGAGGCACAGGTGCAGGAGGCGGTACTGGTGCCGGGGGCGGAACAGCTTCCGGGGGCGCCCCCGCGGCGCCAGCCGGAGGCACAGTATTGGGTTGCCCTGCCCTTACCTGCCCGACCTTCCCCGCGAGCCTATCTCTGGCTTCTTGCGGAGTTGGACCAGGAACGTTTGGCTTCTCATTCTCCTGCCCCATATGCGGGGTCCATATGTCCTCAGTGTCCGGGGACTCGGTACCTGCGAACATCTTGATCTTTTTCCCTCCCGTCGGCTGTGCTGCGGGAGTATTTGCTGGATCGGTCAGATTGAGCAATCTGCCGGTCTTAGGATCAACCCGGTAAGGACCAGCCAGCGGATCGGCGGGTCCCCCGGCGACCGAGGGTCGAGTAGACCTGCTCGGAGTCCCCACCGACTCGTTATGGTCATGAATTGCCTGCATGGTGGCGTCGTCCGGAGGTGGATGCCCCCGCGCCGCCCACTCCTGAGCTTGCGCCTGCGGGTCATGCAGGAATTTGGCCATATCGTCCTTGTTCAGATTGGAAGCCCAATCCACCAACGGGTCGTTGGACCCGAGGTTGCCAATAGGATACGTGCTCCCAACCGGAGTATCACCTCGAGGATCAAGGTAGCCATCGTCGTCTGCCATGTTGTCCTCCTATGGGCTAGCTTCCATATCCCGTTGGCGAACCCCCGCCCATCATGGAGTTCGCCACCGGCTTCAGCAAGCTGTTCAGGAGGCCACCGCCAGCGCCGCCTCCACCTCCGAAGAGGCTTCCGGCGCCAGCCATGAGGCCCGCGGCGATCTGCCACGGTGCAGCCTGCTGGGTTGTCTGACCTGTGCTGGACACGGAGCCTCCAGGTAGCGCCGCGGCGCCCTGGGTGAGTTCCTGCGCCTGCAACAAGGGCAGCATGTATTGGAGCATCGCAGCTTGATTATTCGCATTCAGCACATTTTGCTGCTGTTGTTGCTGAACGTCGCCAACCGCACTCTCGGTGGCCCCCGGAATCCCAAGCGATCCTGCGGTGGTCGGAGCTTGAGCAATCGCCTGATTTGTGGCGGTGAGGCCTTGTCCCAAAGCAGTATTCATGATCGAAGCTCCGGCCTGACCAGCGGCCCGCTGTGCGCCTTGCGTAGCAAGGCCCTCGGCTATACCTTCTCGGGATCCCCCGTAGTTAACACCAGATCCTGAGGCAGCGTTTCCTTGGTCCGTCGGGATCGTGTTTTGAGCAAGGTTCTGGAAGATCGGGTCGGTGGCAGCTTTAACCGCGTTCTGGACGTACGGATTGGTCCCTGGATCAAGGAACGCACCAGAGCTAAGATATTGGTTTGTACCTGCGGCTGTTCCGACCGTATTACCCATCTGACCCGTGCTTCCGAGTACATCGGCTTGCCCCTGTTGTTGGGCTGGGGTGAAGCCAGCGACCGCGTTGGCTCCTGTTGGCGGAGTAAAAGTGCTCCCAGCGAACTGCTGATACCCCGGCATGGCCAGATTGACCAAGCTCTGCTGTTGTGGCGTAAGGTTCTGGGTAGTCTGAGATTGGCTTTGTCCCGAGCTGGAGCCCATATTAGTTCTCCACTTCTTGCTTCACAGGCTTATACAACCACACGGCGCCCACTTCGGTGCCCTTATTCCTTGCCAGTTTCCTAACAAGGCCGGGCCGAACCCGTGCGATGAGGGTGTTGCATTTGGCTTCGCGGGCCAGCCTTTGGAATACCGTGTCCATCTCGTCGATGAAATCCAGCATTCCGGGGCCGCCAGCCGCGAGGATCTCAAACGCCTTCTGTGCGGGAAAAACCAGAATTTGGGTACAAGCTATACCTTGGATCATACCATCGGTAAAGCCCCAGATTTGTAGTGCGCCCTCCCGTGCGCGGCTGTAGGTCCACTCGGTAGTGAAAAAGTCATAATATCCAGGGACCTCACCAAGGACCCTAACTATGTCTGGCCAATAATGGTCGATCTGGTCCATTGACATCAGAAAGACCTGCCTTGCGGCTTTTTTGTTTTCCTCGTAAATGGTCTGAGGTTCCATCATTGATTGCAGAACTCCAACACAAGTGCGATTCCTTGCCGACCGGCGCCGCCAGAGGCGGTATTAACTGTGGTCACCCATCCCCCTCCGCTGCCGCCAGAACCGTATCCTGTTCCAGCATTGCCATTACCGGCATTCCAGACCGGTAGACCTCCTGCTCCAAACAAGGAATTGGCTCCGTGACCCAGAGTAAGGGCATATGGCGACCCGCTGTAGGTCGAGGTATAATATCCCGAACCCCCAACATTTCCGGGGACCGCGATTATGTTCCCGGTCCCCGCCGCTGCGGGCGCGCTAGGAGCGCTAAACGCTGCGCTACTGATTCCGGGTCCTCCCGAACCCCCGTTTGCGGTGCAGAGGGCGCCAATGCTACTATTTCCGCCGTTCCCACCTGGATTGGCGCCAGCGGCTCCCGGCGTCCCTCCTGCACCGACGGTAACAGTCTGCGAGACCCCAACTGCCGCCGCAGTCGCGAGATGTTTCGAATATCCACCAGAATTCCCTCCGCACCCAGCATAGCCTCCAGAGGCACTACCGTTATTGCAGCCACCACCAGCCCCACCACCAGCCTGGACGGTCATAAGCGCAAATAGCAGCCCGGCTGAGGGAGTATAGGTAGAAGTGCCAACCGTGGTAAATTGCTGGATTTTGATATTCTTGACCGTGGTCGAAGCGAAGCTATTCATCGGAAGCCACAAGCTTCCATTGTAGTAATACGGCCCCTCTCCCCACCCCGGATTCCAATGGGTGCCGTCGGCGTAGGCGTAGGTTCCCCGACGCGGGCGCGGGGGCGCAGTATTCCAGATATGATCCGGTTCGGTGCTCTGGAGTGCGGTCGCTACAAACCCGAACTCATCCTCCACATACTTGGCAAGGTCAAGGACGCTCTGCCCTAAGTTAATCAGGGAATCGGTCTTAATAGGGGTAAGTTTCTTGACCGTAAAAGGCATTAGAACCTGCCGAGCGTAACCATATCCAACTTGTAGCCATCTAGCTTCCAGCCATTCGCCCCGGAAATTTCAACACAGAGCGCAGCACCTTCCGCTGTAACATCTGCCCACTTCTGGGTATTAGGATCGAAGGTCACATACGGGCTCCAGGTGATTGGCCCGTTAGGTCTTTCCTGACCCCCGAGCCTGATCTGCACCTGGCTCCCGCTCATCTTGGGCCAGATTCGGTGGACCATCTTTCGGACCTCGAAGTCCGTTATCCAATCTCCGGAACGTCGGTTGCGGCCCACCACACCTAAAGAAGTCCTCTGGATAAGACCCGTAAACGCCGTCCCGTCTCTGGTCTGGCCGATGTCCAGCTCCTCCAGCCGGGTCACTGTGGGTTTGCACAGCAGAATCTTGCGCCGATTTGCAAATGACCACGGGGTCGTCATCGATGCCCATGTTCCAGGGACCGTAGACCATGTGCTCGTGTCGGACGTCTGAATCGTCCCAATAGCCGCCGCTTGCCAATCTACACCTCCCACTTCGGTAGCTGAAAAAGTATCATAATTAACAATTATTGCGCGGTCGGGGAAGGTTGACCCCACCTGCGGGTAGCAGAACCAACCTTCCCGCCGCACGGGATTTATGAAGACGAAAGAATTGGTGTAGTTCCCCACGTCGATGTTATTGAATAAATATCGGCGGGTCCGTTTGTCCAAAATGGGTTTGGCGCTATTTCCGTCATGGACATACAGGTTATCTTGGGCCACGAAGAAATGCTTCTGCCCATCTCCGGTAACCGCCACGCACCGACCTGTGAGCAAACCAATGTTCTCAAGGAACGGATCTTCGTCGAAGATATATTGACCACCGACATTGCGGAACCTCCACACGCTGTTTTCTTTGTAGACATAAAATTTGCCCTGGAGGCCCATTCCATCCATAATTTGACCGGAATCTACGTCAGATAAGCTGACCTGACCTGCATTATGGGTGGGGTCGGTGATGTCCCAGGTCGGAGGCACATTACCGGGGTCCGCCGGGTGGCTCCAACGAACATCATAAGGTTTCAGGACATTAGAGCCGGAGCTGGAGTCCTGCAAACTGAGCGCGATCATCACGGGTCCGAAAGCCCGGATAACATCGCACCGCAAAGTAGAAGGCCAATTAGGCAAATTGGCCATATGGGTGGTTCCGGTGAACCCACCGAGGGTATTGAAGGGCCAATATTGGGGGACATCAATACTGTTGTTCAGTACCGGAATCCCGCCAATATTGGTCCCTTGCCATTGCGCCGCCGCTAACGTAGAGGACGCGTTATAGACGGAGCCATCCGTCGTTCTGGTAACATCAAAATGGGTCGTGCCATCGTAGGCCGCGATCTTACTCACACCGGCATAGAGCCACCACGGATTGGTGGGAGTGCTGACGAATTGCGCGAAATAAGGAGCAAATAGCGGAGTGCCGAATATCTGGGAATAACCCAGCAATTGCACCACACTATCGTCTTCGAACCTTACGTTTTCCGCCAGCGTCCACGCCTCGGGAGGCAGCTCGTGAGGGGGACTGTCCCTTACGACCCCGATGCTCGCCACGTCGTTTATGTCGATCTGGCTTTCTGGCACGCTTCTTGTCCTTAGGTTTTGCTTTTGCTCTTGCTCGGATCTTCCGGCACCTTACTTTCCCTGGAAATCTGGGCTTCCAGATCCCCGGCGAGAGCCTTCAGCGACTCCGCGAGCTTCTTGGCGTGCGCATAATCTTCTTGCGTCACCTCTTTCGGCGGAATCGTGGGCGCCCCCGGCTCGGTTGGATACTGTGCCGGAATCGCAGTAAGTTGGACCTTGAGACCAGAAAGGCCAATGCACACCCCGCTGATCTGATCGATAAGGTCGTCAGTCTGTTTGCTCATTTCATTCTCCTAGCTGGATAGATAACTTCAACCTCGTCATCCGTATCGAGGCCTAGTTCATCCAGCGCTGCTGGGCTGAGGTCGGCTGCTCGACCCGTATCCTGGTGAGGCCCCCAATCTGAGGGCCACGCGAGGATCTCTTTGCCGGTGGCGGGATTCCGGATCAATGCTTGAAGGGAGTGGTCCGCGAGCTGCTCTTTCGGCGTGACATCATAATCCCAACGACACGCGACATAATATACGTCTGGATTGAGTCTCCGAGCCAGCCCTGTGGTGTTGGGGGGTTGACCTTCCAAGAATAGATGCGGAGCATCTTCCGCGTCATAAATAAACGCCAGCCCTTCGTCCGGATCGACGCCCATGTCATTCGGACCCCCGAACCAGGAACACGGTCCCTTGAAGGTGACTATTTCCTCATTGGTATAGGTTGGCATTTTGCCGAGGGACCGACAGATCCACTCGAAGTTCTCCAGATAATTGGTCACATCAGGGTCGGAATCCACGAAACACATTTCGATCAGAATTGCCGGCCTATCACAGCCGTTCAGGAATGCTAGGTCGGTGCGTTTCTTCGCACCGCGGTCAATCAGATTCCCAGCCTTAGCAATGGTGTGGGACACCCGACCTGCCAGCTCCACCTGAGTCAGGTAAAGGGTCTCGGTTCCCACCGGATCAAGCGTCTCCACATAGCAATTGAAATGCACGCTGACATCCAGGTCCCGATCCTGCGAGTTATGGAAGCCCACAATAGCATCCAGGTTTTCACTCTGGGTCACCGAGTCATTATCATGGAAGGTAACGACCTGATTCCCATAGTAGCGGAGCCATTTCGCGGTTTCGTCCACGACCTTGCGGGCCTCATCGACCTCATCAATCAGACCGCTGGCCCCCCGAACATGGAGCCCATGACCTGAGCTAATTACGATCTTCATTTTGCGGCCTCTAGCATGGCGTGTATATCTTTGCAGCTCTCCGTGGCGGATATGAACCTGCCATTCGTCATGAAGATCACACAATTGACATCTTTGTGATAATGACCTTCCGCATCTCTTGGCTCCCGCAAGCTACTCACCTCGTTCGTATTTAGCTCGATTTCATCTCCATTGGGAGCATGAACGATTATGAGATGAAGAGCTAATAAAAACCATTTCATTCAACAACCATAATCTTAGCCATCATTATGCTCGGTTGCAAATGGCTAACTATGGACCCAGAACCAACCGAGGTGGTCGTGCTGTTATTCGTGCCGGGGGCGGACCCAATATAGCATCCGGTTCCAGACGATTGGATGGTGGTGTAGTAGCTCTGACACCCTTGACCGCCGGATTGCAGGTACTGGAAGCACTGACTTTGGTCGGTATAAACTCCGGCCATCGCGGTACCATTATTGATAAAATTATGGGTATGGCCAGGATCTCCAAAATACACATTGTGGGCGTGGGCGGGAATATTTGCAGTCACCAAGCCGGCACCGTCCACACCTCCGACAGCTCCAAGTGTGCTACCGCTGATAAAACCGTTCGGCAGGCGGCCCGCCGCGGCGCCACCGAGATTATCTAAACAAATCGAAGTATAACCACGAAGATCAGGAGTCGCGCCGCTGCCATAGACGGCATTATACTCCGGGTAATTTGTGGCAACCGTGGCCAGCGTCTGGCCATTAGGCCACTCGTAGCCTGTGGGAATAGAGGTGCCCCAAAACTCCACAATCGCCCCAATGGGCAGACCTGTGACCCTCGTTATGTACCACGAGGCACCCGTCCAAATTATCTTGCTGATGATACCTGGAATGCACCGCCGCGCCTGAGTTACCGTGTATTGGCCGCTTACTATGTTACCTGCAACGGGCTTGATAAGTACCGGATTGACATCGGTGGACGTTTTCAGAAGGTAACATGTCCATCCCGCGTCACCCGCGGCCAGACCTGGGAGGGTCAAAGTGACCGCGCCGGAGGCGGTAGATACCAGAATTGTACCCCCATCCAACGTCTGTGCAACTGAACCCGTGGCGCTGATTACCGAAGTAGTCGGTATCGCGCCCTGCCTACTGGCATTCTTGAACTGGTTCTGTAAGACCTGTTTAATCAACCGAAGGTGGTCATCACCCTGATTGGTGGGGTCTGTACTTGGAGGATTGACCGGCTGAAGGTCATTGACATAGGTCGCAACTTCTAAGCTCATAGCCGTGACCCCATAGAACGGCGTTTTCCGGCCTCATTACGATTAATGGTGGCTCGGAACAAATTATCACTCGCAGATTGGGTCAGCGCCAGCGCGGTCGCTTTGCCAGCTTCATTCCCCAGATCTGAACAAATCTTGGCCGCTGCGTCACCTATTAGGACCCAGGGAGCGTTTTTCAACCATTTGTTTTCCTGCCCCAGCGCCTGCGCTGTGTCTTGTGCCCAATACCTCCAACTGATGTAATATACACCATCTGGAACCGGATACAGATCCACGAAGGTATCGCCAAGGTAGTAATCTCGAGGAGCGCCAGGACCCACTTGACTCCCGGTATCGTACAAGGCTCCCGCAGGATTGTAATAAACATACGGCCATTCACCATAATAGCGCTCTTGTGCCAATCTGAACGCCTGTTTTTTCAGAAAAATTGTGCGGGATACCGGATTGCCGGGAAGTTGCGGGGGCGTGCCTCCGGCACCGGGACCCGGAGACGATAACAGGTAGATGTACAAATTCCCCTCCAACTCCTCGGTATCTTCGATGTAATCGGAGGGGATATTGTACGTCGCTTGATTCATAACGGTGACGATAGCTTGGTCGTTAACCTTGCGGAGAAACCAGGGGTAGGTGCGGTTGGGTTTCTCCCGCTCGGTTTGAGCGTATTGCAAGGCGTTCTGGATTTGGGTGGCCTTATCCGACCGCCAACCACAGATTTGCTGGACTTCCGCTATCGCCGTATCGAGGATCATTTCTTTTTCCTCCGGCCCACAACCGCGTTGGCCTCACGAATCGCACGTCCTTCGTTTCCGGTCTTTTTCAGGACCGAGTTGGCGACATCGGACCACTGGCGGGACGCTTTGCCCGATTTCGCCTTCTTGTTGTGCCGTCCCGCATCTTTCGGAGACCACGGCATCAGGGGGCTCCTTTCCGACGCTTGGGTGGAGGCGGACCCGCGCCGCCCATCATACCTGGCGGCGGCCCCGGCGGCATCGCAGGGGAGGTATCACCAGCGGGGCCTCCCGCGCCGAGCGCCGCGAGCAGACCCGGAGGCGGACCACCTTGGTCCAGACCGGGACCAGGAGGCATGGGAGCCCCTTTCGGGGCCGGTGATTTTTTGGAGCTTGAGCCCCCTTTGTGTTTCGCACCTGGCTTCTTCATCGCCGTCTGTTCCTCCCTGCTTCTGGGCCTGTCGCACCAGTGCGAACGCCCGGTTTAAACATCTTATCGCCAGCCTTACGGCTCCCGTAAGTGGTACCTCCAGCCTTCCCCGTGCCAGAGTTGTCCGGGTGCGCACGCGCGCGCGCCCGAGCTTGCTCCGGGGTGTAGGGAGGCTGGCTATAGTTCTTCACAGCCATAATTACCTCCTGTGTAAATGGGGACATCACCAGTGCGATAATGTCCCCATTTGGTTATCTATGAGGGGTCGGTTTCGGCCCCTCCGGGAGACTGGAATCCGGGGGTTGGGTTGGCGGGGGCGCCGGAAGGGTGTTGTCCACCACCGGGGGCGGCATGTCCGGAGGCACTGGAACTTGCCCCGGAGGCGACGGATGAATGGTGAGATTCCCCACCGCGTGGATGGTCATTGTCTTGTCTGCCGAGACCCCGACCAGCGTGATCCCGTGTACTTGCTTTCCCGTGGCCATAAAGTTCCTCCTATGCTGACAGGAATACTACCCAATCCGGAGTTGCTGCTGTCGGGTTCCAGACAATCTCCGCTCTCTTACCAGCACCGACGGACCCGACTGTAGGATTGCCGCTGCTAGATCCCTTGATGGTAATGGTGCCCGCACCTGTGCCCAGATTGATAAGCTCGTGACACCACATAATACCAACTGCTGGAGTTGGAACATACATAGTGACATTGAGGGGCGTGGTACCATTACTGACCGCAATAGCATACGGCGGCGAGGTCGCTGGAAAGTTAAAGCTCGTCGTCGTATTCATGAAGCCGAAGGACAGGCCAAATGGCCCGTCCCAGACGCACCTGCGAAACCGCGACAGGTCAAACATTTGGCCTTGCATGATGGCCTCCTATGCGCTCAGGAAGCAGACCCAGTCTTGTGGACTGGCCATCGGATTCCAGACCACCTCGGCCCGTTTGCCGGAGGCGATGGTCCCGACCGTTGTGCCCTGCGTCCCTTTGACGGTCAGAGTCCCTGCGCCCTGTGACCAGATTTCATGGCACCACATGACGTTGGTGACCTGTGGAGTATACATGGTCACGTTCTGGGCCGACGCAGCCGAGAGCGCAATCATATAGGGCGCGTTGACCGGGGGCACGGTGAATGCTCCCGTGATAGTTGATTGCTGGTAGGACATCCCAAAGGGGCCATCCCACGAGCTTTTCCTCAACCGTGAGGAGTCAATGATTTCACTCTGCATCTTCGCCTCCTTAGGTGGCTGTGATGCCGCCGATGTAGGCGCAGGACAACCCGCCTCCGTCTACCATCAGACTGCAATCGGTCTGCACATACCCCCGGCGCACGTCTTCATCTGGGAGCTGGACATCATCCTTGATCTTGGCATCCGGCCGCCCCTTCATGGTCGTATACTTGATGACCGAGAAATCGAGGACATACAGAGCGGATTTGTACAGCGGATGCTGGCTGAGCAAGGGATGGGATTTCAGGAGCAGCCTTCCCATCGGGAGGATGAACTCCTGGAAGTCGACACCGAACAGCTTCACCGGGTTTCCCAGCTCGATCTTGATACCCGTCGCTGCCTGTATCACCTTGCCCAGCTCGATACGGGCCGTGTTTCCACAGAACCCGATTCGAGTATCCCCGCCTCCAAGATCGAAATTGAATGCGGGGGCCAGTTTGTCGGCGAATTTCTGCGCCGTCGTTGGATCAGAGCCCGTGGTGAAAACATACTGATTGGTGGCAGGGATAAAGGTGCGAAGTCCACCCATATACCTCAAAGGCTTGCCGTTGTCGCCGGTCAGCTCGACGCCTGCTGGGTTGAACAAGAACGACATCTCGATCGCTTTGGCGTGGTCGAACATCTTGCGCTTCTTGTCGTTCGACCAAGCATTGCCGGTACGGGCGAAGGTCTCCGCCGCCGTGCCGGTTAGCTCATAGGTATCCTTGAAGATCTGGATATAATTCTTGAACTTGATCGGGTTCCGGGTGACCGCCCTCGGCGCCGACGTGCCTTCGGAGAACGAGCTGCCGATCAAGGTCAGCCAGGAGTTGTTCGGGATGCTGGCTGGAGTAGTGTTGCCCGCACCACGTCGAATAGTGAACTGGGTGTCACTGATGACCTGGTCAACCTGAACAAATTCCTGCGTGTAGGTGGTAGCATCAACCGTGGGCTCCACCATCAGCACATCGCCTTGTTTCAGGTTCGTGGCCGCGCCATAGAGCGCGGACATGGTTGTCGCGGTCGGATCAACACCGACCACAGTGACCAAGGTATCGGTCGCGATCATGGACCCGGAGGTGTTCATCCGGACCAGGTTTTGGGATTCTGCCCACCATGCAAATTCAGGGTCGTTGACCGAGTATTTGCCGGCCTTGGATGTCAGGGCAAAGATGGGAGCATTTCCGTTGGGTGAGATAAAGAGGATGCGTTCACGGAAGTTCTTGGGGCGCTCATCGGTTCCCCAATCGCCTGTTCCGCGCAGGCCAGCGATGCCAGACATGGTCTAGCTCCTATTGATCTAAATCGTCCTCCATGCCTGCATAGGGGTCGTGAGGACCTCTAGCGGCGGTTGGTGCCCTCCCACCCTGACGAGCTGGTGCGAACGGCGGGGGCTTCCGCCCCGCAGGAGCCCCACTACCATTGGTCTGGGGCCAAATACCGAATTCCGCTGAAACAGCTTTCCCGACGAAAGCAATCGCGTCAGCCCGAGAAGCATTCGGGTTCATCGCCCGGAAGCTCCGCGCCCACCGATCAACCGCGGCGCCATGTTGGTCCGCGCTCAAGTGTGGGTTGGCTTGGTAGAATTCATTCAACGCCTCAGACGCCCGCTGCGTGCGGGCCTGCTGTGTTGAAATCCCGCTGTTAACCATCTCTGGAACCAGATTCTTAATCAGGTTAACCGCCGATTCCATCGCTCGGGTGTAGACCCTTCCCATGAGTTTGGGAATGATGTCTCCAGCATTGTTATCAAGCGTAGCTACATCCTCTTCGGAAAGCTTGAACAGATTGCCAGCGGCCCAGTCGGCGAGTGCCGTTTGGTTCGCTGCTGTTCGCAAACCTTCCATAGTTGTCTCCAGCTGAGACCGCGGAGGTTGCGGCACGTTCTCAGTGGGGGCAGCCGCAGGCGCGGTCGGTGGAGCCGGGGGAGCCTGCGGCGCAGCGGGAGGAGCTGCGGTAGCAGGCGCCTTGGGTTCACCTTCCGGCGCTGCGGGAGCCGGAGTCGGCGGTACCACACCGGGCTCGTCGCCCGTTGGAGTTTCCGCCGGTCCAAGTTCTACAGAATCGTAATCGTTGGATTCGAAGCCATCGAACGCATCGTGGCTATCGTCGGTGCTGGGGACCTCTGTAGGTGCACCACTAACACCACCTGTCTCTGCGGGGGCGGCTTCGGCGGGGGCTGCGGGAGCGGCCGCACCGCCAGATCCTTCATCTGCCAGAAGGAACCAAGGCTGGTCCGGATATCTCATTCTTCGTCATCCTCTTCAGAAGTCAGGAGACCAAGCTTCCTGCGCAAAACCTTATCATTGGCCAGAATAGACTCAGGTATGCCAAGAGCGAGTCGCAATCCCATGATGGCCCCTTTTGCGCTCTCAGCCCTCAGAACCTGAGCTATGCCATCCAAATCTTTCTCAGCTGGGACCTCAAATTCATTCCTCTTACCTTGGAGGTGCATCTCCAAGATCCTCTGATAGACCTTCCAGCCCTCAGTATTGAGCAGATTGCGGATCGCGGTCCCGGTCCGCAGCTCTGCCCTTTCATCCTTTGTTAACTCACGGGCCGGGCCGCCCGCCCGCTCCGGCTTCTCTTGTTGCTCCAGACTCACCGCTCTCTCCTGCTAGTTCCGGACCCCCGGTGGGTGGCAGAGATGCCACAGTTGGATTGAAGCTTGTTCCCGCCTGCCTCCCACCAATAGGTACCACATTGCCCGCTTGAGCCTGCGCCGCAAGCTGCGCATCCGGGACCACCTGCATCTTGAACTGGTTGATGTTGCGAATTCCGCCCAATTGCGCCACATGGGTGAATACCTTCCCAATATCAAATTGCATCATGAGTTGAGGGAAGTTTCTCATCTGCCCCATGATGTTTTGCCAGAGCGTAGCCATCGCCATCCGGTCGATAGGCAATGTTCCATCCACAGGAACAAAATCAAAATCGCCAGCAAGCATTGTAGGATCAACCTGCATAAACTGGGGACCAGCCATTTGGGCGAGATCTCCGACGATTTTGAACTTTTTGTCCCCGTCGTAGAACTGTTGCGAATTGAGCACCATCCTTGTAGCCAACGTGGAGATCCCCATCGCACTGATGTACTCCGTGATAGTTTTCAATCGATTGACTCCGAACCCGGTTGAGGTTCGAACTTCAGTTGCAGTTGTTCGAGACTTTGAGATGCCTCCGAACATCTGCTCATTAATTCCGGTGATCCGCTCTCCGATAGTCTGCATAGCTTCGAGATCAGACATATGAGCGCGCGTAACATCTGTGACCGGGACCTGATAGAAGAACTTCGTAATATCCGTTCCATAAGCCTCGGGTCGGAGACGGTATATGAAGCCAGGTCCACCATCTTCGGTGTCATCGATAACAATTTTACTTGGGTCAATGACGAACTGATTATTAAGGCTGGCTCGGACGTTGTAGAAGTGGGAGTTGATAAGCCAGTCCATCGTTCGTTGAATAGGATCAATAATTTCAGGAATTCCTCGACCGTATAGTCCGTATCCTTCGATTTCCGTCTCGATGATCGAAAAAGGGAATTTTCCATGCGCGTTCCCCAGGGGTTCGGCTCCCAACAACACACCGTAGTCGGAGCTAATTGTGAATACCCATTTCTCCGGGTAGTTGGAGTCTCCTATCTTCCATTCACTTTGGATCAGATCGACATATACTTCGAAAATATCAATAGAAGTAGGATGCTTAAGATCATCATTAGCAGCTCCAAGGGTCTGCTGATACACCCGATCCGGTCTGAGAAGGGCGGATGATCCCTCTTGTATCTGCGCTGTGTGTGGCGGGCGTGCCGGGAGACGTGCAATTGCGTCCTTAGTGTACCATCCTTGATACTGGCGCTTCTTAATCTCATTCCAGCCCAAGGTCTTCCGAACATAGCAGTATTCTCCTTCCTGGAACCGGTACAAGGGGAAGTGCGGATCATGACCGAAATCAAACGGAGCCACATTGTAGACCCTGGTCCCGGTGTACCCGGCGGAGCGGAAGGTCTGTTGGATCTTCTTACCCGAACCGGGGACCGGCTGGCCATCTGGGCCTAGAATACTCATCTGATCCACAGTGCTATACTGGACCTTCTCCTCCGCCCAATAATCCCCGAGGATACCACACCCATACTTACCGGCGTCGTAGAGCCAGATATAATATGGCACCAGATGGTATCCCACCTCGACCTGATAGCTCACCAGGGCTTCCAGAGCGCTGACCTGCTGCTCGGTCTCCCCGTGCCGTCCGGAGAATTGATGCACAGGGGACCTGGAGAAAAAGACCGAGGTCATATAAGTGTGCGCGGTCATAAGGGTGGCATAGCTATAAGGGATCTGAAGGGTAGTATACGTGGTCGTACCCTTCAGTTCCCGTGCTGATCTTCGGATCGCATCTTCGTCTTGCTCTTTGAGGTACGCGAGTGCTTTGTCCTCGGCCAATTCCCACTGTTTGATGCGATCAGACCTCTTCTGCATCGAGTACTTGACCCGAGCCTCGAGGCGCTGCCGAAGAAAAGATTCAATCTCGCGGTCAAATGTCCGAGTGACCATGTTATTTTCCGCCGTAGCGGTCCCATTTTTTGTAATTTAACGGCCCTGCGTCGCGATCGCCATAATTCCGCTCTTCTGCGAAGGAATCATCGCTGTCGACCAGCTTGGCTTCCGTATCCGGGGCCAGAACCGAATCGACGGTCCTTTGCTTCCGGGTATAATACGCATTGCAATCTTCATCGCTCTGCGGTTTGAGGTCTTTGTCGAAACCTCGTCTGACTTCACCAGATTCTTTTGCCATTAGGGGGCACTCCTTCTAGTTCTCAGTGGGACGATATTGTCATCACTGGATTCCAGGTCCAAATACGAGTTTTGGAGCCCAATTACACCCATAGCGGCGAAATCCAAAATATCATCAAACTCCACCGCCGGATACCTAGTAAATTGCTCAATGAAGCCGGTGTGTTCCTTCTTGATAAACAATCGGCCGTTGGATGCGAGGCCATGCAGAGCATTCTGAATTCGGACCGGCTTGCTCTTGATGTCATTAAATGGCTCGATTGTAGTCCATTGACCCAACTTGGCCATCTCTTGTTCCAAGATCCATTTCAAGGTCGCCTGGTATGCTACCGATTCCACAACACACTTGTAGGGTCTCCACTTCCACCGCATCTCAAAGAATTTTGCAATTACCCAGCTCGGGGGCGCTGCCTGCATCGCATCATAATCCAGAAGGTAAAAATTACCACCATAGCGCTTCATTGCTCCTATCACCTGGTAATCTTTCTTGGAGATCTGTTTCTGGTCCAGCCGCTTGGTTGGTGGAGGCGTGGGATCGATTGCCAGGACAGTTTGTCCTGCCTCGGGCGGGTCATCATAAAACCGAAGCCACTCCTCACGGAATGCGGCGGTCTCTTTGCTGATAACCCGCACCTCCTTTTCTTTCGAGAAAATACTGAGTCTATTAAGAGAGATAGCAGCTCTTTTCTCGGCCCGCCTTGCATCGGTAGGGTGGCGGGATTCCCAGCTAGATACCTGTTGATTAACATCCAAGGCAAGTGTGCCTGGGGTCCAGCAAGAATATCGGACAGAATGAAATTCCGGGTCTTTCTCTGCGATATGCACCACGTCATCGACCGCTTGCGGGGTGTTGAGCATGACCAGTTTTGCTTGGGGGAACTCGCTTGCGGCCGCGAGGGAGCCCTTAAGCGAACCCATGACAAGATCGATGATCTTTTCCCTTTGCTCCAAAGTAGCACCATTCTCATCCGTAAGGATGTCATCGAGCACGATGAGATCAGGTCGGTAGTCATCGAAATTGATTCCGCGGATATTCCCCGTAATCCCCGCACCAAGAATCCAGATGGGGGTAAGATCGACGCCATGAAAGATCTCAAGCTCTGTATCCGTCCACTTGGCCCCCGGACGTAGACCGAAGGTTTGAGCGAAATATTCCGGTTTAAGTTGGCCGCTCTGACCCATTTTAGATTCAATCCGTGCGCGTAGCCACCGAATGCTTCGCGCCGCGTGGGCCTCGCTCGCTCCCACATATAGAATTGTTTTGCTAAGGTTGAAGGCGACCCTTTTACCAGTAAACATTCTAAGAAGAGTTGTCTTGGCGCTGTCGCGGAAACAGATAAGATTGATATACCTCTTAGAATTGTCATCGAGATGTTTCCATATGTCGGTGTGGAATGGAGCGGGAGTCTGCCTACACGCCTTCGGGAAAAAGGTGGTGCAGAACAGATTGTTATCGACAGCGCAGAGCTGGACAAGTTGATTAACGTCAACCATTAACCTACTCCCATCATGGGAAGGGTGCCTCCCCTGTTAGTCGGCGGCGCCACCGCAACGATTGGAAGAGAGGCAGTAACCAGCGGGGGCATACCAGCCAGACCGCGAGGCATACCAGCTCGGGCTAACCGAGTAACCTCCGGGCTAGCTCCAGCAAGAGGGGCAGACCCAGGCAGCGCTGCGGGTTTAATTTCAATTCCAGCCATCGCGCACGGATCGGACGCCGCGAGGGTCCATGTCATGGTCGTGCTGCCAGTGGACGGGAGCGCGTACATGCCGCCTCCGGATCGCACCGGGCTGCCGTTGAAGTTGTTGGAGGTGTACCAGGTAGCTCCGCTCACACTGGAAAGAGTAGTCAGCTGAATAACGCAGGTAGCGTAGAGCAAACTGGTATTACCTGGGCTCGCACCTGAATTGTAGGTGGCGCCCATATTGAAATTCGGGGTCGAGCTAGTAAGAGCATTAGTGCCGAAATTGAGCCAGGTGGTCGAGCCGCCGGTTTGATCTGCCCCAGTTACATGGTTAGCGCACCCGTTCGGGATACAGGTGTTGGTCCAAGCAACATGCAAGGTCAGGTTACCTGGAGTAGGATTGACCAGACCAAAAAGGATAGCATAATCTACTCCGGAAACAATCGGCGCGGACCCAATAAAGTCCATTGCTTGATTGGTCCCGCCAAAATCCCAGGTCGCAGAAACACCGCTCGCAGCCACGCCGCCGGAGGCATATAGTGACAAACCAAAAATTATCGCCGGATTAGTCGTGCCAGAGGGCACGGTCAGCCCGGTATAACTCATTGATGTGCCGGCAATTCCGGTCTGCTGCGTACCTGGGGTGCTGGTAGCAACGCTCAATTCAGGGCCTCCCAAGTCATTTCATGAACAATCAGGGACTCAGCGGTTGATCCGGACCGCGCCAGTTGCGGACTGAGCACATTGTTTGCTGTTAGGTCCACTGTGGTAGCCGCCGCGGCTGACGCCGGGAGCATAACAGGCTGGAGGGTGGAGGCAATCAGCGCCACGTTGGCATTGAACATTCCATGAGCGATCAGAGCCCCAGTGGCCCCCAGCGTCCGGCAGCGGACTATCAGGTCCCATTCCCAAGAGATATTAGTTTGGCTCGCACTCAGCGTGGTAGCATTCATGGACACAATTGCGGTGCCGTTGGCATCGGCTCCGGTCCCCCAATACAAGGAACCTGATAGGTTTCCAGGCGTGGTGCCGGTGGACATTTGGCCCCAAATTCTGATCCGAACCGCTTTTCCAATGAAGCCGAAATAATTGCTCCCCAGCACTGGAAGATTGGCTACCGGAACGACCGCTTTGTTCGTGGTCGCCATTGTTACTGAGGCAGCATCTGCCGCCATATGCGGGGCGCGAAGATCTACCCAAAACGGTCCGTCCATACTTGCCTCCTAGTTCAACTGTTGCCAATACATGTCCCACGGAGTGATGGTTTCTGCCGTGGTCCCTGACCTGTTCACCTGCGGGGAGATAAAATTGCTGTTTGCGCGGGAAAGATCACAAACGACCCCGGTGATGGTGCCACTGAAGGGAAACATCCACAACCCGGTCTGGCCCAAGAACAAGGTCCCATAAATTACCAGTTGGCCATTAACTCCTATTGCGCGCGCCCGGATGTAGAGGTCTATAGACCAGCAAACATTGGTGAGACTTGCGACCCAAGTGAACGCATTACTTCCAAGCTGTGTCCCGTTGCTAGCGGTATTGTTTCCCCAATACACAAACAGGTTAAAGTTGCCCGGAGTTGCCCCGGTGGTGCTAACTCCCCACGCCTTGTAGTAAATGGTTTTGCCAACATAGTCGAAAAACCCAGGTCTGTTGGGTTGGAGCCAAGAATTAGGGAACAACGGCTGGTTGCTAGAGGTCATAGTAACTTGCGGCGCGGTTGACGCCTGAAATGGGGGCATTCCCTCGTTATACCACGGGCCGTCCATCAGTTCATTGCCCTTGTGAAGATGTCATGGTGAGTTAGAACTTCTGCTGTGCTTCCAGATCTATAATACTGGGGGGCAATATAGCCTCCCACTGATGTATCGAACGATACCGCGGACAAGCCTCCGGTAGCGGGAATGGGAATCAGGCCTGTGCCTCCGAGCCAGACCACACCATAACTGAACAAGGTACCTATGGTCCCCGGCCCGTTGGCTGTTCGGCATCGAATCCAGAAATCGCACGAACATTGCACAGTGGATTGGTTCGCGGTCCAGGTAATACCTGCGGAACACAATCCGGTCCCGGTGTTACTGACGTTGTTGCCAAAAATAAGATTAACAAAAAATGCTGTCGGAGTCGCGAAGCTGCTGGTCTGGAATATATGCTTGATATAGACCAGCTTACCTGCCCAAAAGTAATTTGGCGGGAATAAAGGAATATCTGACGTCGGAACATACGCCACAAGCGCGGTGGTCATAGCGGTCGAGCTACCGCTCCGATCTCGGAATGGCGGCTTGCTGTCGCAGTAGAAGTTGCTCCTTGGGTAATCCATTAGTTTATGCTCTCGAAGAAGATATCGTGCATCTGTACGGTCTCAGCTGTGCTCCCAGACCGGAACAACTGTGGGCTCATATATGCGGTCGCAGTTAGATCGACAGGTGTGAATACCGAAGGATTGGAGAAAAAAGACTGAATAATCCCGAAGCCCTGCATGAACATAAATCCTTGGCAGGATAAGGTCCCACTAGCTCCCGGTACACGACACCTGCACCAATAATCGAACATAAATGTTGTATTTACCTGGCTCGCGGGCCACGCGACAACAATGGAGACAATATTGCTTCCCACATTGTTGGCGTTGGAGCCATAGAGGATTGAGAGCGCAAAATTCCCCGGTGTGGCTCCTGAGGTAGTCTGCCCGACCCCTCGGAAATGCAGCAACTTTCCAGCATAGTTGAAATAATTGGCCAGATTGGGAAGTTGGCTCGTAGCATACAAAGCCTGCGCTGTTCCGGTCAGGGTTATTAGGCTCTGACTCGTAGTATTGAACGGTTCTAACAGGTTTGATACCCAGGGGCCTTCCATTACTGTGTTATCACTCCTAAGAAGGTGACTTCTACACTACTCACCGCGGTACGGGGCTGCGCGGTCCAATTGGTGTTTGTACCTGTAGCCATAATCGCAGCGTCTATGGGCATTGTGAAGCCCCTAGTATCGCCCGCGGGTATTGCGAGGGTGGCCTGGATATTACCGCCGGTGCTATCTCGGAAATCCACAATGGTAGCGGTGGCGGAGCTATTGGTGCAGATGATTCCATAACAATCCAACCACTTGCCAGCGCCCGGAGCAGCAGAGATCGCCGTCTCGGTTGTGGTGGTAATGTTGGTTTTTTGTCTTTGCTTCTGGGTTCGAAGCGCACCAATCACGACCATGCGACCAGTTTGGTCACTTAAGGCACCTACGGTCTGTCCGACCGTAGTGGTGGCTGGAAGGGTACTTACAGCGGTGTAGTTCTGGCTCGGACCGACCGCGGAGGTGCCCTGAATGTTGTTGATCGAGTTCAATGTGTATTGGAATGAAGCGGTACCAGTTCCAGCAATCACAGTCGATAGGCGAACTCTGACCTGACTGACCCCGGAAGTAAGAACGCAGAACGGCTGAGTGAGGTTTGCTGTTAAGGTAAAAGGATTGTTGAGTAGGGCACCCGTGCTCGGATCAATAATCCGTTCCCAAGGGATCGTCTTCCAAGTAGCTGCACTATCGAAGCTTTCCTCAAACGTAATTGCGCCGCCGGTAATGGTCGTGGTAGTAGTGATCTGTCCGACTATGCTATTGTACGCGGGCTGAAGCGTGGTAATGATACCTTGGGTACTGTTGAGAGCGGTGGCATTATTCCAGGTGCCGGTGCCAGTGTAGCTTCCACCGACCGGCTGCGAAACTGTTCGAAGATTGCCGCTGTTGTCTGTTGAGAGCGGATTAGTTGTGGCGTTGGTGTAGCTCGGAGCCGAACCCGAGGTGGCGGTCATTGCCAGCGTGCCGGTTTGGCCAGAGGTGGTTGAGTTCTGCCCGGCGTTGGTGGGTTGGAGGGCTGAGGTAGACGCGCCGCTGGGTAGTGGGAGGCTTGCAGCCGAGATCGGTTGGGTAGCTTGCCAGAAGGTACCAGTCACCGCAACGCTACCAGATACCGAGGTGGTAACGGTATTAGTCACGAATGCATTCACACCCTGCACACTTACCGCACCTGGGGAGGTACCATAATTCGATGGAGAACCCAGAGCCACACTGTTAAGTTGGGTCTCGTTCATCGCCACCGTGGCGGCGATACTTACAGGCTGAGTTGCTTGCCAGAAGGTCCCACTGACAGGCTGAGTTACCAAGCTCCCATCAACCCGCAGGCTGCCAGTGCTGTTGAGCTGGAGAACACCGGCGGAGCCGGTGGTAATGCTACCTGGGGAGGTATTAAATTGGCCACCAATAATTAGCATATTGGCAGACATCGCAGCGTTGTTGGAGGCCACCGTGTCCAAGGTGGAGCCACCATTACCTACGATCCGGGCGGTCCAATTACCTGACTGGGTCGCGGCGACGGTACCTGTGACTGTAGCATTCAAGTTTGCCGCGGTGGCTTGTTGCACGGTAACCGAGGCAGCAATACTTACCGGCTGGGTGGTTTGCCAGAAGGTACCGCTCACCGGCTGGGTGACCGCGCTCCCGTCAACCACCAGACCACCGGAGGCATTCACCTTCAGGTTAGTCATTGCGGTACCGGCGGAGTTCATCACACCGATCGCGGTGCCGGTCGCTGGGAACGCAGAACCAAAACTGGAGCTAGTCCCGCCACCACCAGAGCCCGCTGTTACATTTACCCGCAGAGCACCAGTCGTATCGAGGGACAGCGGCGCAGTCTGTGCGGTAACATATGTCGGGCTTCCCGTCGTCACCGCCCCCATTCCAAGTGTCCCAGTCTGACCCGACGTTGTTGACCCTTGGGATGCATTCGAGGGCTGATTGGCTGAAGTCGCCGCACCAGTGGGTAGCGAGATGGTTCCAGAGATATTGGTAATATTCCAAGTGCCTGACTGGGTGGCTGGGAATGTACCCCCAGTGCCCGTCACAAGCCACGCGGTCGTGTTGGCTGTGTTTCCTGGTTGGACCGTCCATGTTCCACCTTGATTTGCTGTGATGGTACCAGAGACTGGCTGCGTAACACCGCTCCCATCGACCCGGAGGAGGCCGGTCGTGGTAAGCGAGAGCGGGTCGGTTTGGCCTGTGGTGTACGAGGGCGCGCTCGTGGTAACGGCACCCATTGCGAGGTGGCCGCTTTGTCCGGCGGTGGTACTTCCAACGGTGGCTGCGGTACACTGATTAACTGCGGTGGCTGCTCCGGTTGGAAGGGAAACGGTACCAGATATGTTAGTAATGTTCCAAGTACCAGACTGAGCAGCATTAACTGTGCCCGAGACGGGCTGCGTAGATCCAGAGCCATCAACTCTCAGTGCTCCCGCCGTTGTAAGGGATAAGGCGTTGGTCTGTAGGTTGGTGTAAGTCGGCGCCGCAGTAGTAACAGCCCCAAGGCTCAGAGTGCCAGTCTGCCCCGAGGTCGTCGATCCTAATGAGGCGTTTGTTGGCTGATTCGCAGACGTAGCAGCGCCTGTTGGCAAAGAGACTGTACCAGATATGTTTGTTATGTTCCATGTGCCACCCTGATTTGCTGTTACGGTCCCGGAGACGGTAGCATTCAGATTTGCGGCAGTACCTTGGGTAACTGTAACTGTTCCGGAGACCGGCTGAGTGGTGGTGCCGGTGGGATCGATACGGAGAGGTTGGCCGCTAACACCGATGTCGACCGCGCCCCCGGATGCTGGAGTTTTGAGCAGGACACCGAGATCATATTGGGTACCCGCTCCGGTGTCGCCATCGAACACACGGGCCAACTGCATGTTGGTTCCATCGGAGAAACCGGCCGCGGTACCTGTACCTGGGATCGCAGCTCCGAAGCTGGAGCTTGTTCCTCCGCTGGCGCCGCCAGCAGCCACGTTTACCTTGAGGTTGCCGCTGGCATCCAGGTTCAGCGCAGCCATATTGGCGCCGGTGGAGTCTTTGGCGCCCACCGCGGTTCCGGAGGCTGGGAAGGAGGACCCAAAACCCGAGGAGGTACCACCACTAGCTCCACCAGCCTTAACATTTACCAGCAGGTTACCTGCGCTATCCAGCTGGAGCGGGGAAGCATTACCAGAGGTAATCGTGGTAGGTGCGGTGTTGAACTCCGCGCCCACCAATAGCATACCAGTTGGAGGGGTAACATTTTGGGCAGAAGAACAATCCAACGTAGCGTTGGCATTACCGAACAAGTTTGTTTTGAGCGCGGTCATACCGCTGGCGCCCTGGACGGTCAGGACATCGGTGCTCGCAGAACCTGCGGTCCCTAACGCGGGCTGTTTGGCGGAGGTGGCTGCGCCAGTAGGGAGGCTGACGGTCCCTGAAATGTTGGTGATATTCCAGGCGCCAGACTGGGTCGCAGCCACCGTACCTGTGACCGGGAAGGAGCCTCCGGTACCATCCACCTTGAGGGCGGTCATACCGGAGACGCCTTGCACCGTGATTACGTCAGCTGACGGAACGCCGGCGGTCCCGAGAGCAGGTTGCTTCGCCGAAGTGCTGGCGCCGGTGGGCAGCGGAACAGAGCCTGTTATGTTCCGTATATCCCAGCTACCAGACTGCGTCGCCGCAAGCGAGCTGTCAGAGCTAACGGTCACCCGTGGAATGCCCACGCCCCCGATCCCAGTTCCGGTGACCACCGCGGAGCCGCCGAACTGACTCACGTTCTGGGACCAGGGAGCGCCCGCTTGACCCACATTACCGATGGTGCTGGCACTCGGTTGCAGCACGATACCACCAGCTATATCTCGGCTTATGGATCGAAGGTGAGCATTAATAGTGCCTGCGGCGCCCGCGACAATCGCGCTGTCGGTGGTGGCTCCAAGGACCGCATTAGCTCCATCTACAAGGGTCATGCCCAATGTTGTGATATTTCCGGTGCCCAGGTCTGGGATACCATTCGTGATATGTACAACAGGGTCGGCCATTGTCAGAACCCATAGATGTAATACGTCGGCACATAAGCCGCCGTGGTTATTGTGATGGTGGTGGAGATAACTGGTCGGTCACCGAGGCCGTTGTTGGCCTGAATGGTGATCGGGATGGTCTGTGGGGTAGGTAAGGCAGCTCCGACCTGGATCTGGTTGCCAACGATTGTAAAATAGCTTCCGGGATTAGAAACGAAGGAATAGGAATAAGTCCCGAACCCATTAACCACAGACAAGGTCCCAACCACGGTCCCAATCGGGCTTCCAGCAGGGACGCTGAGCACCACTGGTGACGTAACAATAGAGGATATTGCTCCAGCAACCCCAGCTCCACGCCGACGGCGTAGGATATACTTAACAAGGCGGACATATTCTTCGTAATCGATGTCCGGCCCGACCTGGATGTTGGAGTCCAGGTTTTCCAGTTCTTTGAGATCTTCCGGTGTGAGGCCGTGTGGAAGATCATTCACAACAAGCTCCCCTGATGGCGAAGAGGAGAGCACCCCGCAGCGCGGGGGCTCAATCCTCCCCGTCCGGCTCCGTCGGTCCCGCAACCGTCTTCACCGAACCCTCGACAACCTTGAGCTTCTCTCGAGCAGCCGCGAGGGCCTCCGCACTCACCACGTTGTTGTTCACAACGACCGCGGGGGTCTCTCGCATGGATGGGCCGTAGCCCAGTCTGTCTAGAGTGTTCTTGGTTAGCTCGTTTAGGACCGGCAGAGGGATTGCATCCCGCTTCTTCTCCAGGTGCTCGATGGTAGCATCTAGAGCTAGGTCTGCGGCCTTGGTGATCTTGGCGACCATACGGCGATCCAGTTGGTCTTCAAACTGGGCGCGCCGCTGGGAATACCTGGCTTTAAAGAGGTCGGAGCCACAGATCGTGTAAATGGTGCTGGGGCTCCGACCAAGTCTCCTAGCCACGTCTGCCAGGGAGGTACCAGGGTTAGCCAGAAGATCATCAATGATATTATCATACCACAACATACTCCCGGCCTTGGTGGCGGGAGGTGTATCAGCTAGGTCCATGAAGAACCTCGGTGGAATAACATATGTCATACCGCAAACATATGCCGGGCGAAGCCCGGCGGGGTCAGGAGTCGGTTAATGGGGATATTTACCTGGATGACCTCACGCTGCCCGCGTGGCCCTCGCGGGGGGCGAGCGAGCTGGGGTGGGGGGAGGCCCGCCAAGCCATTGAAGCTACACGCGAATCCAAGCTCTGAACAACCATGCAGATTCATAGCTACACCTTCTCACGATCATGTTACTTGCATTGGGCTGTGGGAGGTGTATATTACCCAGACTGAAACGAAGCAAGGAGCAACGGATGGCTTGGACGGTTGATAGCTGGCGCTCGGATGCCTACGACCCCGCGGTCGATGGCGAGCCCATTGTCCCCGTCGTCACCTACAATGGTGTGACTCTTTATCCCGCATGGTTCGATACGCGTAACGCGTGGACGATCAGGTCGGAGGATTGGTCAGACCTTGGCCTCGACGACTGGGCGTAAGGGAACCTGCTGTGGCGCAAATGCCACAGCAGAATCTACCCGGCAGCTATTGACAAACGCTATCGCTGATGCTATCTTAGCTTTGTTGTTAACCAACGGAGTCAGATATGTCAGAAACGACAGTGAATGAAACTTCCCGCAAAGCCCGCCGCGATTGGATTGACGCGAAGGGTAATCCGGTAGAGTCTGGTGATGAGAAGGACGCGGTCGGTTTCCGCTATACTCATATACCGACTGCGAAGCGGATTGACGTGGACTTCGATCCGGATACCGACATCGGGCCGTCCGAAGCGGTGTTCGAGTTGAGCAATATACCGGAACCTACCAAGACGATGCTCGCCATATTCGGCGGACTCACCTTGGCGGGGAACATCGTGTCCACAGCGACTAACCCGAAGTCGAAGGGTGATCCGCTGGCGAACCCGATCCCGGACATCGTTGCCCGGTTCGAAGAGATGGGCAACGGAGTGTGGAGTGGCGAGCGTGGCGCTGGTGGGCCTCGGTACAACTTCGACGCGTTGTCGAAGGCGATTGCCGCGGTCAAAGGTGAGAACGATCCGAACCCCTACTTGGCCAAGTTGGAGGCCAAGGAGAAAGTTACGATCAAGGGCAAGGGCTCGATCCTTTATGCCGCTTACGCCATGAAGAACACGGAAGTGCAGAAGCACTACGCGAGGCTGACTGGTGCCGAAGAAGTGAAGGCAACAGACCTCTAAGATCCAGATCGGGGCGCGCAAATGCGCCCCGACGATCTTGTTCCAGATCGGGCCGAAGCGGCCCGATTTTTTTTGCTCCTGGTTCCCTTTACACAAATATAGAGACTTCACCAGGATAGCTGGCGCGCGAGCGCGCGAGGTCTTTACACAAATATAGAGACTTGCTCAATGGTGCCTCAATGTGCCTCAATATCCCTGGTGTCCAGTATTCGGCAGACCCCCCACACCCAGAGGCCGGAACCATGATGGGGCCATTAGCGGTGTGATAATGTACCCATGTTGGAAAGGGTAGGGTGGGGTACTCATGCTCCAGAAATTTTTTTTTTCATATTTCTATATATACACAGAGGGAGCAGCACCCACCCACCGCGCCCCCGGCTGAGCCCCAGGGGTTCTGGGATTGAGGGGCATGAGGTACACTGAGGGAGATCGAGGTCTACATCAGGCATCACAAAGTTGTGATCGGTATCTGGGTGGGGTTGATTTTGGGCCGATTAAGTGCTATCTGTATTCTGATGCCCGGATTCTGACTCCACTCTAAGGATCGAGAAAATGCTAAAGATCACAGAAACTGAAGCATCCGAGCTAATCTTGGATAGCTACCTAATGCAGATCCATACCACTCTGTGTGATCGCTGTGGCTCTGGTGAGCGTTACGGTCAGCTGTACGAAGTTTGGGTGCATCCTGTTAAGACACCGAAATCAGGATACAAGGAATTCCGTCCCGCACGCGGGGCGCTCAAAGACTTACCGATTGCCTATGTGGATATGGCCGAGCAGCGCAATTCAGTCTGTTCGGATTGTGTCCACACTTACCAGACCAGAAACAATCAACCCGCATTACCTGCCGTCAGCGCGCAAGCATGGGCCGAAACGCTGAAAAGGAAATACACGCCAGAGGTGAAAGAACCAAAGGTTGCTCGCAGCGCTGGCGCCGCGGGCATCCCCGCGCCCACTCCAGATGAACTATGAACACAGATCATGACCAACTTCTCGTTTGGCTGAAGCAGTTACGCGAGAAGATCGACAAGCTAATCTCATTAAGAGAAAAGGAGATCGAAAGCTACAAGAATACTGGTTTCAATCCCGACGATACAACCCGCAAAGAGGAGGACTAGCATGACTAACCTGGTGAATCGGACAGGGGAGCTACAAGCTCCACAGCTCGATTACATTCTGGTCGATGGTTCATCGTCCATGATGGATAAATGGTGGGACTCCATTGGCGCGCTCGATGGCTTCTTGAGCGTGCTGAAAGCCCAGAATGTCAACTCGCAAGTTATCTTGCACACGTTTGATTCCAGGGATTTGGAATCGATCCAGCGAGATTGTCTCTTGCGAGACGTGGGTCAACTGACTGACGTCGGTGCCCATTGGGGAATGACACCACTGTATGACGCAATCAATCTGATGGTCCGCAAACTTGCAGCTCTTGATCCACCAAGCTGCTCGATTGTCATTGTGACGGATGGAGATGACACTTCATCAACATCCACCGATGTGACCCAAGCGCGCGCCCTGTTGGATTGGTGTCGAGCAAAAGGTTGGCAAGTTACCTTTATCGGCGCCGACTTTAACAACTTCAGGCAGGCCCGCTTACTTGGAGCTGACGAAAGCAACAGCGTCGGGGTCCAAAAGGCCAAGCTGCTTGAAGCTGGCAAGACCCTTGGAGAGAAAAGGGTTCGTCACTCCCGATCTGGTGACGATATTAATTTCTCAGAAGATGAACGCAAAAACTTTGGTGGATACCTGACCAATGGAAACGGAAAGTAAAGTCCCTAAACAGGATTTGCTGACCAAATTGCTCAAGATGACCTCCTCGTCTAACGACGGGGAGGCCTTGACCGCAATCCGGAAGGCAAACGACCTGCTCAAATCCGCAGGCTGGGATTGGGACAAACTTATGGCTGGCAAGATCAAGGTTGCCGCTGACCCGTTTGCCAATCTTCAGCAGCCCCATAACCCTGGGATGGGCGCACCGAGGCCCACTCCCCCAACACCACCTAGGCCTCAGCCCGCGCCGAGGCCGCAACCGAAACCCCAACCTGCGCCGCCACCGCGACCGCAGCCGCCACCGCCACCGCCGAAACCTTTTGAGCCGTTCAGCCATCAGACCACAAATGGCCAGACCAATAATTTCCCCGGCAATTGTTATTGCTGTGGATATTCGGTATCAGCCAAGCAGGGCAAGCTGTTCGTACCTTCTAGTTTCAACAGCGCGGCGCCCGGAGGCAAGAAGGTAATCTGTGACGCATGTGACACCAACAAACATTCTTTCATCGACCGCCGTCCAGCGCCGCAGCCGAAAACGCAGCCATTCACTGGTCCCGCACCCCGCGCCAGTGATTTATAGAGGAGAGACCGTTATGATGTGGACAGACTTAATCCTAGCCCTAGCAGCCGCGATCGCGTGCGCTATCACCATCTGGGAGGCCCGATGACCACCCCAGAGATATTGCTCGCACTGAGCATCGTAACCCTAATCGTGGCTGCATTAGCAGGAGCAAGGTAATGCGCGAGTATTGGCTCACCCTGAACTTCCAGGTTGAGGCGCGCGACGAACAGGAAGCTGGCGAGATCGCCAGCGACCTGCTCGAAGCGGCCAAAAAGAACGTCCCGTGGAAACTGATCGGTGGCGAAATCACCGAGATTGAGGAGGCTTGATTGGACCAGCTTAAGGCAATGATCGCTCAGCACGGCGCTAAGGCTCTGTTCAGCGATCAAGGGATGCACTTTACCAAGAGTGCAATGACCATACTCAAACGGAATGCCAGCGCCGCCGCCAGCACGGTTAGGATTCCAGGTATCCGGGACAAAATCCCGGACCACCTGCGGCAAGACATTCTATCCCAAAGCTACAACATGATCGAGGTGATTGGGCGCTGTAGCTTTCTCCTTATCCTGTTCGAGACCGGCCGGATAGATCCAGATGAGTCAGACGAGCTAATCAAAATCTTTAGCTCAATGTACAACAACGCCTGCGAGCGAGATGACGAGCTGCGCAAGCTGTGCAAGCTCACCATCGACACTTACGCGGAGTCCGGCTACCTGGAGCAATTCAACTCTGTGCCAGATAAGGAATACTAAATGCCCGATCTATATCTGATCGCGCACAAAGTTCGAGGCGAGCGCGCATTCGATATTGGATACCAGATGGAGGACGGAGGTTGGATCATCCCAACCTCCGGCCATCTGGCGCATCCATTTTGGACCTACAAGCTCGCTGACCTGTTTGCATATGATAACGTCGGACAACCGCCCGACGAATTACGTGACCACTATGCTGCATCCGACCTGCTTAAACGTAAACCTGTGCGCCGAGAACGCAGCAGCTTCGACGCACCAACCGCGGAGGACTTATGACCCAAGACGAAGAGAAAGCCCTAGCTCGCAGCATCGAGTATCTGATCGACCGATATGGTATCGATCACTTCCTATCCATGTCCGGATTTGTTGCTGGCGAGAAAGCTGAGCATGTTGCTGTTAATTGGCAAGACACTCGGCGCGGCAAGGCATGGATGGAGATCAGTGAAGGTCTAGACGCTTTGCAAGCCAAAGCAGAAAGGTGGAAGTTATAATGTACAGACCCCGCGTGTACACAGCGAGCAAGCTGCACCATTATCCTTATTGGCTACAACTCCGAGACCATGCCGACTGGGATTTTATCGAATGGACCGCAAGTTGGCCGGGCAAACTCCAGAAAGGTCTAGAAGCAACCAGCACCCCAACAGAGTTTGCTAACCATTGGTCACAGGACATCCGCGAGATTCGCGAGTCCGACTTTGTCCTAATCAAGTTCGATGATGGACTCAGGGGCGCCCTCGTCGAGGCGGGCGCCGGCATTGCCTTCGGCCTCAAGATTGTGGCCGCGGGCTTCGGCCCCGGAGATACCTGGACCTACCATCCTCAGGTAATCCGCGTCTACAATATGGATATGGCTCGCAAGTGCCTATACCAATATACCACGATGGTTCCTCCCGCAAGCCGAAAGAGGTTGAAAGATGACTAAGACCCAGCTGAACACTCTGATCGCCGCCCTTCTGGACCAGAGCGGCAAGCACTGTGGAAGCGCAGCCGAACAGGACATCCGGTTCGGCTCGAACACTTGGATCGCCCACATGTCGGCGAGCATGACCCTCGCTGGCATGGCCGCAGGTTATATGGCGGTGCGCGACCAAATGAACGCAGAGGAGAGGCCATATGCCCCGCGCGAAACGGACAGTTAGCAGCTTCAATCCCCGGCTTCTAACCGCCCTCGAAGAGGGCTGTAAACGCGAATTGCGCATCCCTTGCTCCACAGCAAAGGAAGCTGTTCGCCTCCGTCAAGAGATCAACAAACTCCGCGCGGCAATTCGCGCGGAGAACAAACCGGGCTGGCACCATTATATGGGTGCTGGTCTGTACATAGATCCGAAGGAGCCTGACGTAATTCTGATAAAACCCAAAGCCTCCGAGTACAAGCTGGCTCTGGACGCCGCAGGCATACCTGATCCCTTACTTCCCGATCCGGATCAGGACACAAATAAAGCGACTTCGGACGAAGCATCCTTTTTTGAGGATCTAAAGAAGTTGACGAGGGGTTAATCCCCTCGTCGATTTTTTCATCCCCTCCCCGATTTTGCTTGTGAAGTCCCGCAAAAGGGGCCATTATCGTACCGATGACCGGCCCATTGGGGTGACCGGCTTCCCGCAAAGGGGGACTAAGGTGCGAAAGATTTTTCTAATTGCATTAGCTACCACAGCTCTGCCGAGCATGGCAGTAGCACAGACCGCGGTGGGGATCGGGGCCGCGCGGTCAGACGCAGCCGCCGTATCCGGCTCCAAATCCACCGCAATTGGTGGCGGAGCCAGCAAATCCACATCTTCCATCACCATCAACCAGGCTCCAATTCCCACCGCGACCACCACAACCGTAAACAATGAAGGTACGAGCACAGTCAAGAACGTCCCTTCCGTATTTGCCCCCGGCCTTGCAGCCGCAGGCTTGGAAACCTGTCTCGGGTCAGTGTCCGGAGGTGGCTCCTTTGTGGGCACCGGCTTTTCATTCGGTAGCACTATCCCAGATCCCGGCTGCGCTGCGCGCCTTGATGCCCGGACCCTGTGGTCGATGGGACTTAAGAAAGCAGCCATTGCCCGACTGTGCTTGGGCGGCGAAATCCGAGCAGCGATGCCAGAGATCTGCAACCAATATCTCCCTCGGGTTCAGCCGGTCGGCTACCCCGCGGTTCCAGCTTATTACCTCGCTGAAGGCGAGACCTATCACGGCGGGCCGATTATGCTGGTCGATGGAAAGACCGGCCAAGATCGTCTGTGCCAGAATTACGACGAACCCAAGCATCGTTGCCGGGCTTGGGATGGGGAAACTCACGTCGTAAGCCACCACACCAAGAAGGTGCGGGTGGTCAGTGCTCCGGCAGCATCACCTCAGCCAGTGGCTGAAAATACTGAAGGAAAGTAGTATGCTGAAGCTTATTACGGGTGCCGCGATCGTTGCTCTTCTGGTCGGCTCTGTTCCCGCGCAGGCCGGATCAACGATCGCGGTGGGAGGCTCGGCCGGTGGCAATGCTGTTCTGACCGGCGCCGCGACCAATAGTCATGGTCTCGGTTTCTCCACCGCAGGTGCGGCGGGGGTCTCGACGGGTCAGTCGGCCGGAATCGGGGTCGCGACCCCGCTCGGTGGTCTGTCCGCAGGGATTGGTCAGACCAACAACTTCGCTGGTGCCGGTGGTTTGACCGGCGGCGTTCTGGGCGGAGGTGGCTCGTTCATCTCTGGTGCCGGAGCCGGCGGCCTCAATGTTGGTGGCGGCTTCACCAACTCTACACCTTAGTTGGTGCTGGTCGAGGGGCTACGGCCCCTCGGCCTTCTAACGGCGCCCGCAGAGTTATTCTCATAAGCCGGGCGTTAGGAGCTACCATGTCCAGACACAGGAAACCATACTACGTCCAGCAGAAGGTGAGCATCCCCGCCACCCTGCTCGCCAGATTTTCTCGCTTCCATTGGGACGCCGCGAAGAACAAGGTTCAATACGGAGCCATCAGCGAAGTCGTCACCAACCTGCTAAGCGATTATGTGAACCGGATGGAGAACCCACCCCTTGTTCCGGATCAAGAACCAGTTAAGGAGAAAGTATCGTGACAGACGTCATGGACGCCTTCAAGCATCTGGATTCCCTGACCCAGATCCAATTATTCGAACGCCGCAGCGCGCTGGTCGGCAGCGCTCCCGGCGGCGACTACCGGCAATTGCCCGATGAAGTGCTACAGGAGCTGGTAGCAATTCATCGGATTTTGCGTCGTACCAGCTCCAAACCCGCATCCCGCTCTATCCGCAACGAAGTTCCAACCCCGGACCAGCTATGAAAATCGAAGCCATTCTACCGGAGCACGTTGACAGCACGATGATGAACTCCTTCCGGTCCTGCCGGCAGAAGTTCAAAAACGAGCACATCTTCGGCCTCCGTCCCGCAGAGCAATCAATCGATCTCCACGCGGGCGCCGTCTTTAGCGCCACCCTGGAGCGGTTTTACCGAGAGGTTTTCACCAATGGGCTTGATCCATCTCCAGCACTCGCCAGAGCTTACGCTACATTCCAAACCGAATGGGGAGATTTTATCATCCGAAAGGATAAGCATCCAAAGACTCCTGAGAACATGTGGGCCGCGGTCGAGGATTATATACGAACGTACCCTCCTCGATCTGATAGTGTACAACCGTATTTCACCGACGGCACTCCGAGTTTTGAATTCTCTTTCGCAATCCCACTTGATTTCCCTAACTGGCCACGGCACCCCGTTAGCGGTAATCCCTTTGTGTACGTTGGGAGATTCGATCTGCTCGGAAAGCGGGATGACCGGCCCGTCGTCCGCGACGAAAAGACTGCTCAACGTCTGGAGTCTAATTGGGCAGAAAAGTGGGACCTGCGGTCCCAATTTCTGGGCTATTGTTGGGCCTTGCAGCATAACGGAATACCTTGCAACACTGTCGTCATCCGAGGTGTCATTATTAATCTCACGCAAATCCGGCAGGTCGAAGCCGTCAAAATCTACCCGCAATTCCTCATCGATCGATGGTTCGAACAGCTCCGACGAGACCTTATCTCCCTAGTCAAATGCTGGGAGGACGGTTACTTCGACTATAACCTGGGAGATACCTGTACCGCGTACTCCCATTGTCCTTTTATACCACTTTGCTCTAGCCCCAATCCTGACCTTTGGTACAGCAATTATGAGGTGCGCAGATGGAACCCTCTGAGCAAGAGCCGGAACCCACTGTCCGACGAACCATCATCCATTGCTGTGAGTTCTGCACATACTGGGAAGGGGCCGGTCAAAGCCCCGTCCCTCTCCTAGCTAAGTGCAATCATAGCT